AGGCTTTGCTGCTTGCTTAATTTTTTTAACTACATTAGATTTTTTACCGTGATCATTAGTAGCATCACTGTCTTTTGTGTCATCAATTAAGAATAGGTTACCTAAAGCATACTTCTTCCCGTAAGACGAAGCCGCTCCGAATTGTTGTGCGGTTTGCATACCTTTTTGATTAAGGTCTACACCCACTATCGCTGTTGTTTTTATTTGATTTTCTCCATCGGAAATGATGGCTGTTGATTGTAGCATTGGAACTGGATCTGTAGCTATAATATCTTCATCAATTGTTACTGATACATCGTGTTCCAATAAAAACGGTTTAACTGCCTCGAGGATATCCTCAGCTTTACGGAAGTAGTATTTACCGAAAGCATTATAGCTAGTCTTTTTGGTCTTTAGCTTAGTCTGTATGATTGCTAATTTTTGGTTTAATTCTTTCATAATTTTGGTATTTGGTACATATATATAATTACACGTTTTTATTCACTTTTACATTTATCACTTCACTTAACCTACAGGAAATCAAGCACTTGCGAGTGGTCTACGTTCTCTATAAGTTTATCTACCGCTTGTTTTTTTAATTGTGAAACTCTTACATAAGAACTAGTACCTTCAATCCCTATTTTTTTAGCTATATCTGTAGCTGAATGTTTGTCACAATCCAACCCATAGCTTAGTCTAAGTACTTGATACTCTTTATCGTTAAGATGTAGTTTTAATAAACTATTTAAGTATATATTTAATAACGTCATATTGTAAGGTTCTGTTTCGTCTGGTATTTGATAAACCATATTATCCTCATTTCTAGGACCTTCATCAATACTTAAAAATATAGAGTTAAAAAATAGAGCCACAGCTTTCTTATCTTTACCAAATGTTCTCTGTATTTCGTTAAGTTTATGTTCTGGTATTCTTATACTTCCTCTATTTATATTTATTCCTCTTCTAATGGCTCCCTTAATTCTTTTAGATAAAAATGATTTGAGGGTTTTTTCTTGATCATCAGATTTTTCTAAAGTTGATTTGTCTAGTCTATCAACAGCTCTAGTTAATCCCTTAGAACCTTCTTGTATCAAATCGTTTATACTCATTACTCCACTAGCTTGTTGTGTTGTTGAGAATTTTCTTGCTAAATTCTCTACTAGTGGCAAGAACTTACCTATCAATTCATCTCTTGTGCATTCGTGCCATTCTTTTCCTTCTAGTTTCTTTGTTAGTTTTTCTACTTCTTTTTTCCATCTAACATAATTTTGTACATTATATTTTTTCATTACATATGGTTTTTATAGATCAACTTTAATGTTGATGGCCAATCCAAGCATCTTTGTGCTGTACCAAACCAAATCCATGCTCCTTGGAAGTCTGGTTGTCCTCTCCATCTACTATCATCAATTAAAATATCACCGATTAATAAATCTTTTCTGTGTGTTAGTATTAGTTTACGTTTAAGCCAAGGGAAATGTTCCGCTAGCCATTCACGTTTTGCAGACCACATATCTGGTCTATCCCATGGTGGTGTTGAAGCAATGTAAATATCAAAGTCTTCGTTTAACTTTATAAGAGCTTCTTTAGCACCTGGCATTAGTTCTAAGTTTCTGTAATCTACATATTTGTCAGGCCTGTGTTTCCACCCGCCTTCATCTGCTGCTTTTTTAAAGTTGGCAATTACGCCATCCATATCTACAAACATTATTTTTTTACTCATTTATTTAATTTTTCGTTAATTCTTTCTCTTATTATTCCTCTATCAACATCTGTTGGTTGATAATCATTCATTAATTCATTAGGAACATTATCCCATGCATTAATATAATTTTGTACGTTAAACCCTCTGTTTTTACATTCATTGTATAAATCTAAATATCTATTTTTAAGATATAATAATTTATTATAAAAGAATTTAACATGTCCACTACCTAATTTAAATTTATTAGGTATTCCATTCATATTATATTTACCTTTAGCAATACAATTTGGTATACGTTTTATTTCTCTATGTTCAGCTATTAGATGTTGATTAACTAATTCAGCTGGTGGTATTCCTACATTTATTCTAGTCATAATTGTTGGTTTAATAATTCTTTTTCTCGCTTTAATTCTTCTGTCATATTTCTGTGCACTGTTCTGGTAGAACAATTTAATCCTCTAGCTAGTCTTTCCATCGTAATCTTCCAACCACCATGATTTAACATTAACATGATATCGTAGATATCTCCACCATGAAACTTCTTACTTCTACCTATTAGTTCGCCTACAACTCTTAGTTTCTCTTCTTTACACAGTCCATTACCATACTTAAATATGACTTTCCTAATCTTATTCTTAGGTGGTTCATCTAAGTCACACATGCTAACTTCGTATACTATTTTACGCAGCAATTCAGCATGTATATTGAATGATATAAACCCATGTTCTTTGTTGGCGATAACTTCTGCTATTTGCATAAAGTCATCTTGATCTAGCTTTGGATTCAAATACCATAACACTAACAAATGCCATTTAAGCGATCTATATGTAGTTATTTTTGCTTTACTTCTGAATAACTCATAACATTCATGTGTACCATTTTCATAAAACATATATACTTCATTTTCAATAGTTGGTATATCTGTTATAGGATTTCTACGGTATACGACACGTCGATCATTAAGGTATTTAAGGTTTCTTTTATGTGACATAAGCCTGTTACTCTTTATATTTAGGGGCTGTTGTCACAGTCCCTAACGTGTGGAATATAATTCCACTTTGGTTTATACGGTTTCTTAATTTTTTACTCATTATTTATATTTTGGTCTGTTTGCTGCCTTGGTTTTAGTCGGTCCTTGGTATTTAAGGAACGAAGGATTCCTACTTTCTAGTAATTGTTTTATTTCTTTTAACAATACTATTATTTGTTCTAATTCATAATTATTCATAATTTCTAATTGCTTTAAATAACGGGTGTCTGTAACTACCCGCTTTAGTTTTCTCAAAATACGTGAACGTTGCTGGTTTACCAACCCACGTTTTCATCTCTTCAAAATTCTCCTGTAAGTATTTAAATTTATCCATAACTGGCATACCAAATACTACACCGTGTTTATCTACAGCCATGAACTTACCAATGGTACCTACGCGCTTACCTTTACCTTCAACCCAGTCACATAATAACGCTTCATCATCTTGGAAGTCTTTGAATTTACGTAGTGACCAAGATCTACCACATTTATACACATCGTTAGTACGTAATATAGAACCTTCATATCCGTTCTTTAAGTTTTGTTTATGTATCATTTTAGCTAATTTATCGCTACCTACAGCCATTGTAGTCACATGCTTAACGCAATAACTAAGCTCAACATGTTTTTGGATAAAATAATTGCGCTCTTCAAATGTTAATGTTTCATCAACAATATCATAACAATGAAATTGTGTCATTTCGGATGATTCTAGACGATCCTCGTACGTCGGTTTTGTTTTTCTGACCAACGATATGATTTTTTCAAAATTGTCTTTTAAATCGTGATTATATAACTCACCATCAAGTATAACGTCAGGATGTTTTTCAAAGAAAGGAACTAAATCCATAAGTATATGGGCTATATTTTTCCACTTCTTACCCGTACGGGAATAAGCGGTTATAACGCTGTCCTCTAGCTGTATTAAACATCTAACACCATCTAATTTTGGTTGCATAGACACTTTGTTGTATTCAATTGGTTTATCGCTTACCGGGTAAGCTAACATTGGTTTTCTTCTCATTTCTTATTATTTTTTCTTAATATCTTGTTTACTCTATCCATTTTACGTTTTATAATAGCACATTTTTCATACTTTTCATCTTCTTGAAAAAGGTTCATTAGTGTCATCAGTCTAGCTGCTTCACCTAGAGCATCTTCTTCTTCAGTTAAAACTAAATCCTCATCATTGTTAGCCATTTCAGAGTTGTATACGTGTTTATACCAGTCTTCCATTGACTTTAATTTCATCATTCTACTAACAACTTTAGTAGCTAATGAATTTAAATCTTCATCTTGTAGTTTGAAATCTACAGCAGTTTTTGATAAGGCTTTTCTAAAGCTTTCTAATTCTTCTATTATTTGTTTGTTTGTTACTCTTTTATTATCTGTCATAATTCGTATTTTGTTTGTATTTATCTAATAATTTTTGCGGTTCGCCTACAAATATACATTCAACTTCTTTATCTGACCATCTATTTAGTTGAAATACACTTATCCATGTAGTTTTTAATGGTGCCTGCCAAATATAATACATATATTCTGTGTCACCTCTCCTTGTGTCTAAGCTATCTATTTCTAGTGGTACTCCGTTCCAACTACCACTATCTAATAATGTTGTAGCTAAATCTACACCTAATCCTTCTGGATAACCATCGTGGTGTTTATAAAATTGTGCGTGAAATTTATCCGTCATTTCACTAAACGTTACTCCTTCTTCGCGTGTTGCGAATCTAACTTGTGCTCTTGTACTCATATTATTCTTTAAATTTTGTGGGTATACTACATTCTATAAACATATATACAAACATACACACCCAGATTACTATTAAAACAACAACCATTAGTCTAATAAAATCATGTAAGCCTCAGGGTTATTCTTTAAAAACCAATCGGTTCCTTTTTGAACTTCTTTTATAGTTTTATCTTTCAGTGTACCACCGTAACTTAATACAATTTGTGCACCGAGTAAAAAATCATACATACTCAGTTCATATCTATTTAATTTTATTGATTGTCCAGAAAATTGATTTGTAGCAATACCTCCTTTATCGTAGATATCACCCTCAAACCAATCTGGTAATTGTTGTTTTTTTGTCATATTTATATTATCTTTCTTTATTCGTATTTAGTTTGTATATTTATGCATCATATTTATTTACTCTATTTAAGTTATAATAATCCGCTACATAATTTATATGTTTAGACGTAGTTGGACTCCACCAACCATATACATGTAGTTCATTATCTTTTATCTGTGCAACTCTAGTTGAATAAGAGTATACATCTTTACCGTTTATTATACGTAGATTTTCTTTGTATTTCGGTAATTTTCTCATATTTATTTCTTTTATCATATTATTTAATGTTTTCGTAATAGTAGCTCTTTATTCTCTCTATAATTCCCCTACCATTAGCTGTGTGAAACCCATAACTATGTGTCATTAGGCTATTAATTGGTTTGTTTTCTACTAGTAAATGAAATAAATCCCACTCATCTTCGTAGTCCATATCTTCACGAGTTTGATTTATAGCTTCTGCTAGAGCGTAAGCGTCGTGTCTACACTCTCCATATTCATTTTTTAAGTAATTTGTTATTTGTGTTGCTGTCATATTATTTAATTTTAGCGGTCTGGACGAGACTCGAACTCGCGACCTCCCGCGTGACAGGCGGGGATTCTAACCAACTGAACTACCAGACCATAAACGAGGTGGGACAGGTGTGGTTCTTCTCCGGGTTTCGGTGAGCCGAGTTTCGGAACTCGCTTTATCCTGCCGTTTGTAATTACTGGCTGTCTCATAGAGATCACAGCATATTACGTTACCACCCTCACCTCGCGTGTATTTAGAGATTATTATACCTATTTTTCCATTATTCTTCAGAATAACTCATTTTTTGTATATAATCTACATTTATACACTTATTTAACTAGCTATTGTCAGTAGTAGTTTCGTCTTCTACAACGTTGAATTTATCATTAATAGCATCCATAATATACTCTGATATACTAGTAGTATCATGAAAATCTAACTGATATACACTAAGTTCAAGACCGCTTAGTTCTAGTTCAATGTCATAGTCACTTTCACTTAGACGATCTAAAGCATCCATCATGTTATTATAAACACTATCTTCTATTTCTTCGTATATAAATTTAGACATTTTAGGTTTATTTATATCTTCTAACTCATTTTTTTTAGCAGCTAAATCTTTAGTAAGACTATCTACTTTTTCTTGGAGACCTTTTACTGTAGCCTCTAACAGTTCTTTTGAATCACTCATTTTATTACATTTTTTATTACATTTATATTATCTAAATACATTCGTATTTATTTTGTGTCATCTTCGTAGAAGGTAGCGTATATTTTTACTCCATCTACGTTAGATATTAATCTTTTTTCTTTAACTTTTTGCTCTTTTAACTGGCTTTTGTCCATATATTTTGGATTCTTGCTGTTTAATTTTCTCTTTTTGCTCATATTTTTCTATATTTTTTAATAATTTGTCATTTTGACTTAATCTTTTCTTAAATAATCTCATAATCTTTTTAATAAATCGTTTAATTCTTTAATCCATTCTTCATTATCTTCCCACTCGGAAATTATTTCTACTAACTCGTTTATCGCTTCTATTATTAGAAATCTATCTTCTTTATTTAATTCTTTCATTATATTTTATATCTAAATCCGTTAATTATTACTTCTACTTCTTGTGTTTCGTTGGCATGACCAAATCCTTTTGCAAATTGCTCAGATTTATCTGCTTCATTTTTCCATTTAGGTATATACTCACCGTTTACCACTTTATTAGCTCGTTTTATGTAATAATTTTTAATACAATAGCTTATTAAGTATTCTAATCTATCTATTTCTATTGGTATTAACACACATTCTTTGAGTGTATATTTTCTATAATCACCATTAGATAGTTTATAGTATTTTGGTTCACCATCAACCCGTTTGTTTAATTGGTAATTACTATACGCACTATTTTGATTACGTACATAACCAGTTTTAAAACTAGCTACTTCAATACAAGTTGCATTCTCTTGATTTCCTGGCCACTCGTTTTTGATAGGTAGTTTCCATACTATCGTACCATTTTCTGCTTGTCTTTTTGTACTAATATCCATTATTCCTAGTAAATCCATCTGCTCTAGTACTTTAGCATACCTTGGATCACTATTGTATTCTCTTCTATTCATATTACCATCTTCTTTTATTATTGTTGTAGATATACATTAACATTAAGTAAATTGCATAAGCATATCCTACTACCATTATTATTGCTATTAATTCCATATTATTCTGCTATATATGTATAACCTTTATAATTGAACCATTCTAATATATCTTTACCAAAACTTGGTGGTAATTCACATATTTTATATGGTTTATAAAGTATACCGTTCAACTTTATTTTATCTTCTTTTAAAAATTTTATTCTATTCATATTTCTTTATTTTAACATTGTACCATAACCTCGGCGTTGAGTCAACTTAGCTATACGTGCAGCGTCACTGCTTGACATAATCTGGATAGAATTACCAGTTTTATGATTAATTAGTGGTGCACAGCCATACTGTTCAACAGTAGAACAACTAATACACACACTGTAGCCAAGATTAACTCGTTGCTCAGGTATTATATTTTTACATTTACATATCATATTATTATTATCTAATAGTATTCGTATTTAGTTTGTGATATTTAATTATATATTACTTCTCTATAGTCATCTTTAGTAATTATTTGAGCAGTATCATGTACCATCCACTCACAATTAGCTAAATTATGACCTTTAATAGTTAAATATTCTCCATAATCTGCTCTAGGTCTCATATTTTCCCATAAAGGTTCCACTTTATATTGAAATACTCTTCCTACTTCAAAATCTAATACTGTTATATATTTATTTTTCTTGCTCATTTTTATGTTTTTTCTTTCTATTATATTTCTTTTTATTCTTAAATATAGCGGATTTAGGCGGTTTTACACCCATTTCTAAGTCTAATTCCCGCCTGATTCTACTCTTTTGTTTATTCGTAAGTCTCGTCTTCATCTCTAATCCATTTAATCATAGTTAATACTACCGCTATTAATATCATCCAACCTAACACTACTTACACCTTGAGTATTGCTTGTTAAGTTCAGTGATTCCACATGCGTGATGTGGCGTACTTGCGCAACTCGCTAATAATGTAGCGATTGCAATAATTGCTAATAATTTTCTCATAATTTCTATTTTTTAATAATTAGTTATTCCGTTTTTTTCTTTTAATTTAGCTAAGAATTTATCAAATTGCTTAAAATATACCTCTTTAGTATTTTCATTAAATGGTTTATTATCATAAGCATGATTAGTAATTAAAATATCTAATCCATATTCTTTTGCTAATTTTTCTTGTAATTCGTCTTTATATTTCATAATTTCTATTTTTTAATTTTATTTTTAACTTGACATTTGCAAATAATTTCTTTTATTTTACCTTCTAATAAAGCTATTGCTTGACCAGTTAAATTTCTTTTACATAATTTACATTCTATTCTCATAATTTCTATTTTTAATCTAATCCGTCACTATTTCCTCTTAATAAACCATTTTCTTTGTCAAGTTCATTACACGCTCTAATAGCATTTCCAAGTAAATTCTCTTCAGGTTCTACTTCATCTGACCATATTTGGTGAGCATGAGAAGCAATACTTCTATCATGAATTTTTAAAATTCCTATATCACTCGCATTAATATCACCTAAGTGATGCTCAACTCCATAACTATCGAATACACTTACACCATAAACAGTGTTATTCTCGTATGACTCTAGTATTATTTTTCTACTCATATTTTTATATCTTTATTATATTATCTAATAACATTCGTATTTATCTTGTAATTTTATCATTCACTAACGTCACCAAATACCAAATAGCTATTAGAATCACTGTTATTTTCAAGTGTTCTATTGGGTCACCATCTGGCATTGGTATCGCTTCGTATAACTCCATTAGTAGCTTGAAAATAGTACTACAATACTTACTAGAGTTATCCAAACTCCTAACACTATATTTCTCGCATTTTCACAATTCTTACTCATACTAATTTATTTATTTAATTTATATTAATTTAATTGTAGTAGTGTGAGAATCGAACTCACTTATACTCCAAGACTACTTAGTTTATTTATACTCGACACACACTATATACCATTTTGGTCCAACTACAGTGTACTCACGGTTGTCGTCACCTACCTCGGTGAAGGTGAATCTTATAATATCGAGACGAAAAGTAGAGTTATTAAACTAACTCCACTCCACGACATACTAATGGTATATTATTAGTTGCAGTGTAACTTTTATACTTTTCCCAACATGGTAAAGTTTCAAGTTTTTCTTTCATAAGTTCATACACTTTATCGTGATTATATGTTATTTCATCACCTTTTTTATTAGTGAATGTAATTATTACATTTTTACCGATTAATGATTTTCTTACTACAAATCTTTTTGATTTTAAAGTTTTTTCTAATTTTTCTACTGACATAATTTTTTTTTTATTTAATTATTAATTTATTTATTTATCTTTATTCTATTATCTATTTTATCTCGTATTTAGTTCGTATAAAAGTATGTAATTTATTTATTTGATATTTTTATACTACTGGTATACCACCATGACTCTTTGTCACTGACAATTTGTCATATTCAATTTATATTTATTATTCATTTTAGTTTGTTTACATTTATATTATCTAAATTGAGTCGTATTTACCCTGTGATTAATAATGTGACATCTTGACATGACATTATGACACAGAAAGTATGACGTAGGTTGGAGTATAATCTTTCAACGCTATTTCAAAGTCAGACCACACTGTGACATAAGCCTATTAAGAGGTATTAGTAACAGGCTATTGTCACTGTTTTATAATATATTCAGAATCTGCGAATTTCTTTTATATAGATTTCTAGTAGGTAGAATCATTGACAATTCGAAGAATTCATCTATTGTTATTATGCCAGCTACTGCTGCGTCATAATAATGTTGGATATATCTTCCAGTTAATTTATTTTTCATATTTAATTATTTAATTATTATTATTAGTTATTTATATTATCTATTATAGTTCGTATTTAGTCAGCATATTGAGGTTGGAGATGCATACCAATCTGGTCACACTACATCTCGTCTACGGTTGTCAACTACATAGTAGAGGTAGACCTTATACAACCCACTGACGACTAGTCTATCAATTCATTCACCATTAAGAATGTAATTATAATTGGTGAGAAGAGGAGACAAATTCCGATTTTATATATTTCTATTATTGTTTTCATACATATATATTATCTGAAATGATTCGTAATAAGAAAGTGTTGAAAAAGGATTGAAAGGGGTGAAAAGGGTCATACGGGGCTGGGTTAAGGGATTGAGTTTCTGTGGGGAGGGGAGGGGGGTAGAGGGAGGGGGCAACACAGTACCCCTATATTTATAATATGTTTTTCTATACCTAAGGATATTAGTTCCTAATATCTAGGATAGGATATAGGTTATAGGATATAGGAGTAACAAGCTAATGTCACACAGTTGTAAAAATCCACTTTTCCATGTAATCATATAGATTATAGTGCTAATTAAAAAAAACATGGAATATAAACCTTTTAAAATGAAAGCTACTGCAGCCGGGTATTCGACACCGTTCCAAAAGAACTTTGGTATCGGTATGCCTGAAGGTGGAGTTGGATCACCTATGCAATTTGATTTAAAAGGTATGTGGTCTAAAGCAAAGGAGTATGCGTCACCTGAAAACTTAGATAAAACGCAACTTGCTTTAACTGGCATGGGAATGACGCCTGGAGGTGGTATTGCAGCAGATGCTGCGAATACAATAATATCTTTAGCTAGAGGAAAATGGGGAGAAGCAGCATCAAACGCATTAATGATGATACCTGGATTAGGTCAGGTTGTTGCAGGTGGTAAATTAGCACGTGGTGCTTTTAGAGAAGGGGCTAGGATTGCAGGAAAATTTGATAAGCATACGGATGTATATAGTAAAGCATCTGGAACTAAAGATATAGTTGAAGGTATTATTGAGCACGCTGGTGTAGGTAAAAAAGATTCTAATAAAATGGCAGCGGTATCTACTAACGAACTCAAAAATAAAGGTGTTACTAAATTACCAACTAATAAGAAAAAAACCTACAAGGAAGCTTGGGCTAGTATGCCTGCTGAAATGAAGAAAAGATATAATAATTTTAAAGATTTCGAGAATCAAGCTATGGCTTGGAATAAAAGAAAACAAACTCTAAAAACATAATTATGAAAGGATCAAGAAAAGGAACCGTAATGGGAACCTCCATACACAAACATGTAAGTGGAGAAAATAGTCCAATGAATTTTTTAGGAGCAGCTGCAGGTTTCGCTGCAGGTCGTCTTATGGGAAGAAGAAAAGATGAAGGGCCTCAAGAATTACTTGAAGGAACTGGTAAGACTGTAGAAAAAGTAACTGGATACAAAGTATCAGGAGGTGAAGGAGAACCTGAAGGTGCGGGTGATATGCCAAGCGTAGATGACGAGGTTATAGATGAAGGAATGGCAATAGAGTAAATAATAACAATTAAAAATAAAAAAAATGGCAGGAATAGGAAAATATAAAAAAGGAGCTAAGTTTACTTTAAAATCTGGAAACGCACCGTCATACAAAATGATGGGTAGTACATCTCCTTTTGATATGGTGGGTGATGAAATGGTAGAGCGAGCTCGTAAATCAAAAGCAAGAACAGATTTATTAAAACAATTAACTCCAGAAGAAAAAGCAAAGTATGATGCACTTTCTGGAAAGGAAAAGTTTCATGTAAGTCAAAACACTGATCTATCCCAAATGCGGCAAGCTTTAGGTGGAGATGAGCCTTCGATGGAGTCAATGGCTGCTACAGGTGCTGCGGCAGGTGCAGGCGCTAGAGGTGCTATGAAATATAAAGCTAAAGGAAAAAAAGATGGTACCAGAAAAACAAGAACAATTGATAAAATTAAATCAGCGGGATTAGCTACATTACATTTTTTGGAAGTAGGTGGTTCAAAAACTCCTGGAGAAAGATATAGAAATTTTAAAAAATATTATAGAAAAGAACAGAAAAAAAAAGATAAAGCAAAGCAACTAGCTGAACAAAAAACAGGCGCGCTTCCATATACAGGAGCTACTGAGACAATGGACCAAAATTTTCAAGGTTGGGGAAAAAAGAAAAAGAAGAGTGAAGGTAAAATTCCATGGAGTAAGGCCCCAAAATCAGGAACACAAGCTCGTATAGATTTTTATAAAAAACATAATCTTGCTATGGACGATACTACTAAACTAAAAAAGACTAAAAAAGCTTAAAATTATGACATACAAACCATTTAAAATGAAAGGACCGACATTATTAAAAATGACGTCGGTATTAAAAAAAACATCTAGTGACGAAAGATCATTACCGAGAAAAGCATGGGACAAATTAACTCAAATAGGAATGGGAGTGAAAGAAGCCGCTTTGGCTGCAGACGTTCCTATTGGAGCTAGTCCGAGATTCCCAGGAACAAGATCCTTAGAAGCTTTTAAAGAAGGTTATCAGAGGGAAAAGAAACATGATGAGGAAATAGCGGCAAGAAAAGCCTCAAAAAGACGCGTTGAAGAACATATGAAATCAACACATAAAAAAACTAAAAAAACCAAAAAGCTTAAAGGATAAAAAAAATAAACATTATGTCAGGACCATTTAAAATGAAATATAATAATAGTGGTTTTCCATTTAAAAGTCCCATGAAGCATACTAAAAGCGAGGCTGGATTTGCGCATCCCCATCCTCATACAGAAAAAGAAGATAAGATAGCTAAGTATGTTAAAAAACGAAAAAAGCAAGCGATAGAGGTTGGTAAGGTAAACCAAAGCGTTTCTCTTGTAAAACCTGGTGACTTAAAAGCTTTAGATGCAGCTGGCTCTGAAGCAGAGCAAAGATATAGAAAAAAGAAATAGGGAAAGACCCTAGAACCAAGTTATTAACCAAAAAAACCAAAAAAATGACTTATTTATATTACAAGACTAGTACTTATACTAGCAACCAAAAACCGAATGAAAAAACTATTGAGCAATGGACACATCTTGCAGAGAAAAAGAACTGGAGGATTACCCAATTACCCAATGGATTTTACCAAACGGAGTGCCAAAATCCTAATAACGAAAAGGAATGGCACGATGTAACCAGACGAGAAACCATAGAAGGTGCTGAAGCAGCAATTGATGGTAGCATCGACCATTTCTCGAAAAAGTTAGAGGCTATAAAAGGCCCAAAAGTTGTAAAAACATTCGAATAAAACAAAATTTAATCAAATTTAATCAAATATGGAATATAATCACCCAAGTGAGATTGTAAAAGATCTCAATTTTGGTAAAAATGCCAAAAATAAGGTAATTGCAGGTGTAGAAAAGCTTGCAAAAGCAGTAAAATCAACCTTAGGAGCATCTGGTAAGTGTGTTATTTACGAAGATGCACGAGGAAACCCGGTCATAACAAAAGATGGTGTAACCGTAGCTGAAAGCGTAGTCTTATTTGACCCGGTTGAGAATATGGGAGCAACCCTTATTAAAGAAGCTGCTAAAAATACAGTGAGAGAGGCGGGTGACGGTACTACTACAGCTACTGTCCTTGCTGAATCCTTGTTAAAAGAAGTAAATAAACACGAAGGATCTATTAGAGAAATAAAAGATGGGATAAAATCCGGTCTAGAAAAAGTAAATAAATATCTAGATAAGACTTCTGTCAAGATCGAGGGCGATATGCTGGAATCTGTTAGTTCAATTAGTTGTAATAATGATGCGGAACTAGGAAAGATTATAGCGGAAGCTTATGAGAAAGTAGGTAAAGATGGTGTGGTTTTAATGGAAGAGTCACCAACCGAACAAACATACGTCGAGATAGTTGACGGTGTGCAAATAGACGTTGGTCTTACATCCCCACATTTTATAACAGACAAAGATAAACAAGTGTGTGAGCTTGACAACCCACTAGTACTAATAGTATCTTCAGAAATACCTAATATAAGGAAAATACAAAAGATATTAGAGTATGTTATAAAAAATAAACGCGCTTTATTGGTAGTAGCACCAGTAGATCAACAAGTTAAAGCCGCTTTACTTATGAACAAAGTTAAAGGTAATATAAAGATCAACATAGTAGATTTACCAGGTTTTGGACCTACAAAACAAGACACCTTAGAAGATTTAGCTTTTTTAGTTGGAGCCAAAGTGATAAATGAAGAATTAGGTGATGACCTTGATTTAATCGATATAGATTGCTTAGGAGAGGCTTATACAGCTATAACGGATGATAAAAATACAGTTTTAACTATAGATACTCCAGAAGATGAAATGGAAGAAAGAATTGAGAGTATTAAGAAAACTATAGATAAATGGGATAAAAATCCGTTTATACAGAAAAAACATAGGCAAAGACTGGCAATGCTTTCAGGTTCTGTAGGGATTGTAAAAGTAGGTGCTAATTCTAAAGTTGAGATGAAAGAAAAGAAAGATAGAGTAGAGGATGCAATATACGCTACAAAAGCTGCGTTAAAAGAAGGTATTGTTCCAGGTGGTGGTGTAGCACTATTAAATGCTTCACAAAAAATCACCGCTAAAGCGGTGGGTGAAGAGATACTACTTAAAGCTATAACAGCTCCTTTTCATACTGTACTTGCTAATGCAGGTTTAGAACAAGTAGAACCAAGACCTGCTAAAGGTTTAGGTATAGATGTTGTAACAGGCGAAGCCGTTAATATGATTGATTCAGGAATAATTGATCCTGTACTTGTTACTAAGTCTGCACTTAAAAATGCGGTTTCTGTTGTGACTACTATAATATCCGCTGATTGTGTAATTTCAAACATACGAGTAGATGAAAGCAGTTAACCATTATATAATCGTAGAAAATATAAAAACAGAACCTAAAAAGGTTGCTGGCCTATTAATGACAGAAGATTTAGATGATGACAATAGGTATATAAAGGCTAAAGTTATTTCTATAGGAAATTTAGTCGAAGGGATAAAAGAAACAGATATTGTATATTATGATAAGCACGCTGGTCATGGTGTGCAATATAAAGATATATTATACCAAGTTATCCGCTCAGGTGACGTGGTATTAATAGATTAGACCTAAACCATAAACCTAAACCCAAAAACACAAAAACGTAAAATTAACTAATTATTAACAAAAAAAATTTAAAATTATGGCGTATAGAGAAGCAAAGGATGTTATGTTATATTTTAGAACTGTTGCTGATGAAGATCATGATGACGGTAACTGCGGAGCAGCTACACAGCTTTCATCTGTTTTACTACCAGCAAAAAACCTAAAATGGATGAATCCACTTAGTGATACAACGTTGGTATTATACTTCGATAGTATTAAAAACACTGAAGGAGCAGATGATCAAGCTGATGAGATTACTATTTCAGATTCAGTAACATTATTAATCAATTCTAATCAACATAGAGAAGTAATGAATGGTATAGTTCAAGCTATTAATGGTAGTAAAACTGGTTTAATTGTAGTTGCTGATACAGTAACAACAAATGTAGCCGGTAGTACTGTGGATAAAGTATTTATCCATCCAGATATCACTGGTTTTGGAGGTTATACCTCTGATACTAATGCTACTGGATTAGCAGCTGTAGCAGTTCACGCTGGATCATAGTAAATTAATTATTAACTTTAAAAATTATTAAAATGAGAAAATATTTTTATTTCAGAACAGACGCTGATGAAGATGATGATGATGCTAAAAGTAACTCAGCTATGATTCCAGTTGATAGATTTATGGGTGCAATACCTACTAATTCTTCAGGAGGAACTGCTGCTAATGTTATCACATTGTATTTTAAATCAGCTTTGAATCAAGCTGGAGCAGGACAAAACGGTGAGATCATTATACAAGATACCGTTGTACTAAACGTAACTGCTGGTAAAGCAAAAGACGTTTTAGTAGCAATTGCAGAAGCTGCTAATGGACACCCACATTCAGATGGTGTTGTTGTTATTGGTGACGATGCAACTACTGATTACGATGGTTCTACTAAAGCTGCTGTATATGTTCACTCAGGAATTACTTCTGTAGGAGCAATTACTCAAGCTGCTGCATTATCATAGTAGATGCGACTAACCGCGCAAGATCTGCGTGAAATGAATATCCTTAAGTATTACAGGCTCACTAGAAAGTGGGTCTGTAAAACTTACGGGTTAAAAGATGCAGATTTAGAATTATTAATTTATTTAGATTGTAAAGGAAGATTTACACGAAAAGATTTCATGGACGGAGTATATACTTATTCATGGGATAAAAACAGATGGGAAAGATTAAGAAGAGATGGTTGGATAGATACTTGGAGACATCGTAATAGAACTACTATAATGTACTCAGTATTTAAAACATCTTGGAAATGCTCTCAAATGATTAGTAGGATATATCGTATCCTATTAGGTGAGGAAGACTTACCCACTTCAGAACGAAGTGTATTTTATAAAAATAAATCATATACAGATAAAGTTTATAATAAAGCTATAGATGATATGATTAAAGATAAAGATAGATAATGCCTAATTTTCAAAAAAATACAAATTTCCAGTTAAAGAACAGACGTAAGATGTTTAATTTTGGGAAGTCAGAATCCTCTTCGGAAGGCAAAGTGGTTAGGAAGGATTTAGAAGATGGCGTTTTAGGTGAAGCTAATAACAACGGTGAAATAGTTGTTGATAGTAAAGTTGAACCTGGTAGCAAATTAGACAAACAGATACAAGCGCATGAGAAAGATCACATGAAACGAATGCGAAGTGGTGAGCTAGGTTATGGTGATGATTGGGTGAGGTTTAGAGGAAAAACATACCATAGAAAAGATGGTAAAATAAAATATCAAGGTAAATGGTTAGATGAAGGTGATCGTTCTTTTCCTTGGGAAAAATTAGCAAATAAAGCAATTAAAAACGTATAAATTATGGCATTTAAAATGAAAGGTTTTCCGATGATGAATTCGTCGGCATTAAAAAAAGAAAATCCAATGGCAGGTAAACAAAGCACAAAAGGTGATGATCCAACTGCTAGTGGTAAAGGTAAAAGGTTATATGGTTGGCCAGACTACAAAGTGGGTGATCATGTAGATGAGTCTGATTTTGAATCGAGGTTTAAGCAGACAGGTGATAAAGCTCGAGATTATCCTCAATATAGTATAGGAGATTACTCTAGAGTTAGACAAGACGATAAAGGAAAGTATATAGAAAATATAGGAGACGAAATAGACGAATAAACAATGAGTATAATAAGTAAAATATTTTCAGCAGGAGCTGGGGAGTTAGTAAAAAACGTAGGTGGAGTTATAGATAACTTAACTACATCTAAAGAAGAAAAAATGGAGGCCGAAAGAAAGATTAAAGACCTAGTAATGGGTTATGAGGCTGAAATGCAAAAACAAGTAACAGAACGATGGGCAATGGATATGAAGTCTGATTCATGGCTTAGTAAGAATATAAGACCACTAGTTTTAATATTTCTAGTAGTATCTACAGTATTGTTAGTTTTTATTGATGCTGGAGTTATTGCTTTTGAAGTTAAAGCTTCATGGGTGGATTTATTACAATTAGTATTAATAACTGTGATCGGTGCCTATTTCGGCGGACGCTCACTAGAAAAAGTAAAAAAATAAAATTATGGGATATTTTACAGTAGAAGTAAAACCAACAATACCAAACGTTGCGGCTGGACAGCATGCGGCATTTGCACAGAATGATCTTTTATTTGACTGGTACGCTTTTGATGTACCAAAAGGAACATGTAGATTGTTACATATAGATCAAGAAATAAGACCTAAGGGTGACTCGGGATCAACAGTAAATGAGTTTGATTTAGACTTACTACTTGCCAAAGCAAATCAAGATGGTACTGCTCCAAGTAGTATAGGTACAGTAAATTCAGCTGCTTTAGGATCTGCTGTTAATCTTTCAAATAATATGATGGGTTTTATTGCGAACGGTAGCTGGGAGGCTCATGAGGCGCATTTAGATAGTACTGCTTACACACAATGTCGTGAAGTGAATTGTGGTATGTTTTTTAGTAACCCTGGACCGCAAGTAACTACAAAAGGTTATGATAGATACTACATGGCAGCTATAGCTGAAGGAGCGTTTGATTTTAGATCTGAAACATTAATCAACGCTGGGGATTTAACAGGTCCAGTATTAACTGTTGATGGTACAGATCCAAGATTATTCATGGCGGTAGGTGATACTATAGGGGTTACAACAACAGCTGATACATCAGTGTCTAAAGATATGGGTATTATTAAAAGTATTGATTCAGCAACTCAAATAACTCTTGAATCAGCGTTTACAACAGCTGTAGTAAATAATGATATTGTGTATAATCAAGCCCCAATAACATTTAGATTACATTTCGAGTATTAAAAACAAATAATTAACTTAAATTAAATAAAATGGCAAAAAGAAAAACACCGAAGATTAAAGATCTTCGACCAGATAAAATATCTAGTGAACAACTAGATAAATTGCAAAAATTAGTATCAGACGTAAATAGAATACATATGAATATAGGTAATTTGGAATCTAGAAAGCACGACATGTTACACGGAGCATTTGAACTAAATAATGCAATAATGGGATTACAAAAGAAGTTTGAAGAAGAATACGGTACAGCTGATATTAATATTCAAGATGGTGTTATAAACTATAAATAAAATAATAATGGCGAAGTTAATAAGAAAAATTAGTGTAGGTAAAGACTACAAAAATGATGCCATGCATTATGCTGTTGGTCAAGAAGTTTATGGTGGACATACTATTTGTGATATATTAGAAGAAGATGATAAGTTTTCTGTTTATATCAAAAAAGATAAAGACGTATTACCTTGGAAAGACTTCAACAAAAACATGGCTGTATCAGTAGAATATAATCTAGAGTACTGATGAAAAGTGTTTACAACTTCGTTGTAAAGCCTATAGGAGAAAGATACAATAATAAAAAGAAAGTAGGTAATTCGGAGCTAATTATAAATACAGAAATAAGCAATCATCAGTATGTTAATAGATTAGCTAAAGTTATATCAACACCTATTGTTGGAGAAACCGAAATAAAAGCTGGGGATGAAGTGATTACACATTTTAATGTATTTCGTAGATGGTACAATGTTAGGGGTAAGGAAAAGAATAGTAGAAGCTATTTTGACAAAGACACGTACTTTATAACGTCAGATCAAATATTTCTATATAAAAGAGATAGTAGGTGGAAAACTCCAAAAGGTTATTGTTTCATACAGCCTATGAAAGATAAGGACCAATTTAATATAGATATAGAAAAACCACTAATGGGTATAGTTAAGTATACTGATGGTACAGTTGATATAGGTGACGTTATAGGTTATGTACCTAAAACAGAGTGTGAGTTTGTTATAGATGGAAAGAAATTATATAGAGTTTTATCAAATTTAATTACAATAAAATATGGACACCAAGGAGACGAAGAAACGTATAATCCAAGCTGGGCACAAGGCGGTTGATGAGCTTATCAAAGTGGCAAAAGAAGCTATCGTTGATAGTGGAGATGATATTACTGCAGACAGACTTAAGAATGCTGCCGCTACCAAAAAACTCGCCATATTTGATGCTTTTGAAATACTTAATAGAATCCAAGAGGAAGAGAATATTCTCGAGGGTAAAGAACCTGAAGAGAAGAAAGAAAGAGTATTTAAGGGATTCGCAGAAGGAAGATCGAAATGAGTTACGAGCAAACATTAATTAAAATAGTAGAACCTATAAAAAAGACTACGATAAGTAGACTTAATAAGGGTAAGAAATGGAGATACGGACACAACAAAGAACATGATATTGTGGTTATTTCTAAGACAGGTGTCATAGGTGAAATATACGAAATACAAGGTCTTAGAATAGCATTACCAAAAGCACCTAAAAAAGTGTTTAAAGGTAAGAAGAACAAGTGGGAGAAAATCGATATATCCAAAGAATTATCTAGACTTAAAAATATATTTGATTGGAGAAGCTATCCAGAAGAAGCTAAAGAGCAGTGGTACGACTATATAGATGAAGAGTTCAAGAGAAGAGAGGAGGGTTTTTGGTTTACTAATAATGGCAAGCCAACTTATATAACAGGAACACACTATATGTATTTACAATGGAGTAAAATTGATGTAGGCGCTCCAGATTTTAGAGAAGCAAATAGATTGTTCTATATATTTTGGGAGGCATGTAAGGCTGATAAGAGGTGCTATGGTATATGTTATCTTAAAAACCGTCGTTCTGGTTTTTCTTTCATGTCGTCAGCAGAAACAGTTAATTTAGCCACTTTAGCGAGTGATTCTAGATATGGGATACTTTCTAAAACAGGTGCAGACGCTAAGAAAATGTTTACAGACAAAGTCGTGCCTATTAGTATAAACTACCCGTTTTTCTTTAAACCTATTCAAGATGGTATGGATAGACCTAAATCAGAATTAGCGTATAGAGTGCCAGCTAGTAAGTTTACGAGAAAGAAAATACAGAGCAATGAGAGGTTAGAGGAAATAGTTGGGTTGGATACAACTATAGATTGGAAGAACACTGGTGATAATAGCTATGACGGTGAAAAGTTAAATTTACTAGTACATGATGAAAGTGGTAAGTGGGAGAGACCAGACAATATATTAAACAACTGGAGAGTTACAAAAACATGTTTACGATTAGGTAGTAGGATAGTTGGTAAATGTATGATGGGATCAACTAGCAACGCGTTAGATAAAGGTGGTGATAACTTTAAAAAACTATACTATGATTCAGACGTCACTAAAAGGAACCGTAATGGACAAACAAAGTCTGGTTTATATTCTTTGTTTATCCCAATGGAGTGGAACTACGAAGGATTTATTGATGAACATGGATTTCCAGTATTCAATAATCCTGACGATGATGTCTTCGGACCTGACGGTGAATTAATAGATTATGGTATAATAGAACACTGGGAGAATGAGGCTGATGGTTTAAAAGATGATCAAGATGGTTTAAATGAGTTTTATAGACAATTCCCAAGAACTGAGGACCATGCTTTTAGAGATGAAACAAAAAACAGTATATTTAATCTTATAAAAATATACGAGCAGATAGATTACAACGGCGCAAGTAGGCAACATGGTGGCACGTCTATAGGGAATTTCCAGTGGGTGAACGGTATTAAAGATACTAATGTTATATTCTATCCAGATCCTAAAGGAAGGTTTCATGTAAGCTGGGTACCACAAGTACATTTGCAAAATAAAGTTATATTAAAAAATGGTATTAGATACCCTGGCAATGAACACATGGGAGCCTTTGGTTGTGATTCTTATGATATATCTGGTACCGTTGACGGAAGAGGTTCTAAGGGAGCTTTGCATGGGTTGACTAAATTCAGCATGGAAGATGCTCCAGCTAATAGTTTCTTTTTAGAATATATAGCTAGACCACAAACAGCTGATATATTTTTTGAAGATGTATTGATGGCTTTAGTGTTTTATGGAATGCCAATACTTGCAGAGAATAATAAACCTAGATTATTATATTATTTGAGAAGAAGAGGTTATAGAGGGTTTAGCATGAATAGACCTGATAGAGTTTGGAACAAACTTTCTGCAGCGGAAAAGGAAGTTGGTGGAATACCTAATTCAAGTGAAGATATAAAACAAGCACACGCGGCGGCTATAGAGATGTATATACAGAGCCACGTTGGTCATTTAGGTAATGGTAATTATGGTAACATGTATTTTAATAGGACTCTAAACGAGTGGTCTAGATTCGATATAAATAAAAGAACAAAGTTTGATGCAACGATAAGCTCAGGATTAGCGATAATGGCTTGTAATAGACACTTGTATGCACCAAATCCAAATAGAAAGAAGCAAGAGTTAAATCTAAACATAGCAAGATATAACAATAAAGGAAGTATGTCAAAATTAATAAAAAAATAAAATATGAATCGAAATGTCGCGTATGTCAATTTTCCATCCCAAGTCGTAAGTGACGCTGAGAAAATGAGCCACGAATACGGTCTTGAAGTAGCTAGAGCTATAGAGGGTGAGTGGTTTGCCGGACAACAAATTAATAAATTTTCTGATTCACAATCTAAATTTCATAACCTAAGACTATATGCTCGGGGAGAACAATCAATACAAAAATATAAAGATGAACTGTCGACAAATGGTGACCTATCTTACCTCAATCTAGATTGGAAACCAGTTCCAATTATACCTAAATTTGTAGATATAGTTGTTAATGGTATGTCTGAGAGAATGTTTAGTATAAAAGCATACTCACAAGATCAGTTCGGCGTTAGTAAGAGAACTGAGTACATGGAATCTATAATTAGAGATATGCAGTCTAGAGAGTTTAATGATGCTGCAAAAACTCAGTTTAATATCGATCTTTATGAAAACGATAAAGAATCTCTACCTGAAACTACTGAAGAACTAGCATTACATATGCAGTTAAACTATAAGCAGGCTGTGGAAATAGCCGAAGAACAGGCTATAAATGTTTTGCTAGATGGAAACAACTACGATCTTATAAGAAGAAGACTACTATATGACTTAACAGTATTGGGTATAGCTTGTGTAAAAACTTCGTTTAATTTTAGTGACGGTGTGGCTGTTGATTACGTAGACCCAGCAAACTTAGTTTATTCATATACTGACAACCCTTACTTTGATGATATATACTATGTAGGCGAAGTTAAAACTATACCTATAAATGAATTAGTCAAGCAATTTCCACAATTAACACTTGAACAACTAGAAGATATACAAAGCGGTTCTCAGCATTCGATGAGTAGCCCCTCTAGACAAAAAATACAAGACAAAAATACGGTTGAAGTTTTATATTTTAACTATAAGACTTTTATGAGCGATGTTTATAAAATTAAGGAAGTTGGTAGTGGAGCAGAGAAAGTTATATCTAAACCAGATACCTTTAATCCACCTGAAGAAATGCAAAGTACCTTTACTAGATTACAAAGGTCTGTTGAGTGTTTGTTTGAAGGCGCTATTGTTTTGGGTACAAACAAATTACTTAAGTGGGAAAAGGCAGAGAATATGATGCGGGAAAAAAGTGATTTCAACAAGGTTAAAATGAATTACAGTATAGTAGCTCCTAGAATGTATAACGGTAAAATAGAGTCTTTAGTCAGTAGAGTAACTGGTTTTGCAGATATGATTCAGTTAACACACTTAAAAATACAGCAAGTGATGTCTCGTATGGTACCAGATGGAGTTTATTTAGATGCTGACGGTTTAGCTGAAATAGACTTAGGTAATGGTACTAACTATAATCCACAAGAGGCGTTAAACATGTTCTTTCAAACTGGTAGTGTTATTGGTAGGTCTATGACTCAAGATGGTGACCCAAATCCTGGTAAAATACCTATACAACAGATAGCTAGTGGTGCTGGTGGTAACAAAATGCAAGCACTTATCAGTAATTACAATTATTACTTACAAATGATAAGAGATACTACTGGGTTAAATGAAGCTAGAGACGCTGGAACTCCTGATCCAAATAGTCTAGTCGGTGTTCAAAAGATGGCTGCTGCAAATTCAAATGTAGCAACTAGACATATATTACAATCTGGATTATTCTTAACTGCTGAGGTTGCTGAAGCGTTATCACTTCGAATATCAGACATATTGGAATACTCACCAACAGCAGATGCGTTTATTCAAGCTATAGGTGCTCATAATGTAGCCACATTAAGCGAGATGTCAGAATTACATCTTTATGATTTTGGTATATTTATAGAGTTAGAACCAGACGAAGAAGAAAAAGCGTTATTAGAAAATAATATTCAAGTAGCACTATCACAACAGTTAATTGATTTAGATGACGCTATAGATGTTAGGCAGGTTAAAAATTTAAAACTAGCAAATCAACTATTAAAGTTAAAGAAGAAAAAGAAGCAAGAGCGAGATCAGCAAATACAACAACAAAACATGCAGGCACAAGCTCAAGCTAACTCGCAAGCTCAACAAGCTGCGGCACAAACAGAGATGCAGAAAAATCAAGCTAAATCAGAGGCTGAGCTAGCGTTAGAGCAGAAAAAATCTGATAATAAACTTGCGTACTTAGCTGAAGAGGTTAGGTTAAAGAAAGAGTTAATGGATCATGAGTTTGAGTTAAACATGAAGATGAACCAAGATCAGGGACCAACACCAGGAACTTTAACTGATTCACAGAAAGAGGATAGAAAAGACGAAAGAACAAAAATGCAAGCTTCACAACAAAGCGAGCTTATACAACAAAGAAAAACGGGTGGACCACCTAAAAAATTCGAATCATCTGGTCATGACGTACTAGGTGGAGGGATTGGTTTAGATAAGTTCACACCACAAATAGATTAGTAATTATATAATATTTTATCATGGAAGAAAACGAAAACAAAGAGGTAGTTGAAGAAACTACACAACCTGTGGAGGAAACTGTAGAAAATACAGAAACCACAGAAACTACAGAAAGTCAAGAACAAGAATCACCAGTATCAATAAACGAAGAAGGTGATTATAAAATTGATATGTCTAAAGTAAAAGAATTAGAAGATGCCAATAAAGAGCAAGAAACAACAAATGTGGTTGAAGACAAACAAGCCGAAACTTTACAAGAAGTGGTTGAGGAAATACCACAAGAACAAACCACCGTTCAAGATGAAGAACAACCCGTATTAGAAGAAATAACAGAAGAAACTACAGAGGAAGAAGTAAAAGAAGCTGTTGAAGAAGCGGCTGCTAGCGGTAAGGAGATTCCAGAGAACATACAAAAGCTAATGGATTTTATGGAAGATACTGGCGGTGATTTACAAGATTATGTAAAACTTAACAAAGATTATTCTGAAATGGATAATCAAACGGTACTAAAAGAATATTACAAACAAACAAAACCTCACTTAACATCAGATGAAATTGATTTCCTTATGGAAGATCAGTTTTCGTATGACGAAGAAGTTGATGAGGATAAAGATATAAGAAGAAAAAAATTAGCGTTAAAAGAGCAAGTTGCCAACGCTAAAACCCACCTGGACGGGTATAAGTCCAAATACTATGAAGAAATTAAAGCTGGGTCAAAGTTGACCAATGAGCAACAAAAAGCTATTGATTTCTTTAATAGATACAACAAGGAATCTGAAGAAAATCAGAAAGTTGCTGAATCGCAAAAATCTAATTTCTTAAATAAAACCAATCAGGTTTTTAACGACAAGTTCAAAGGTTTTGAATATAATGTTGGAGATAAGAAATATAGGTTTAACGTTAAAGACGCAAACGAAGTAAAAGATACTCAAAGCGATATCAATAATTTTGTCAAAAAGTTTTTGAACAAAAAGAACATGATGGAAGATGCTAAAGGTTATCACAAAGGTTTGTTTACAGCAATGAATCCTGACGCTGTTGCTAAGCATTTTTATGAACAAGGTAAAGCCGATGCTATAAAAGATAGTATTGCTAAAGGTAAAAACGTTAATGTTAACCCTAGGCAACAACACGGTGAAGTTCAAGCGGGTGGTATAAAAGTAAGAGTATTAGGTGACAATTCTTCTGATTTTAAGTTTAAAATTAAAAATAGAAAATAACTTTAAAACAAATTAAAAATGGCAATTACAGCAGGAACTAATTTGAATAACACACCAGCTTCACAGAAGCAGACGTTGAATTCAAATTATATAGATTTCACAGACGGTTCAACCGGATGGGAACAACAATATCTGCCTGACTTAATGGAAAAAGAAGCTGAGGTTTTTGGAAAAAGAACTATCTCAGGTTTTTTATCTCAAGTTGGAGCAGAAGAGGCTATGTCCTCAGACCAAGTAGTTTGGTCAGAACAAGGTAGATTACACATTTCGTGTATTGGTTCACTTGTTACAAATACAAATATTTTTACAGTAGTTAGTGATTCTGATGGAAATGTATCAGGTGACGGTTATACTATTGCTAATCATGGTATGAGATTATATGACGTATGTTTAGTAGCTAACGCAGGTTGGTCAGGAACTGGTCAAGTAGTATTAGTTAACGGTACAGCTGTTACAATTATACCTTATGGTGAAGAAACTTGGGCTGATGCTCCGTTTCATGGATCAAATGCAACTTTAGCAAATACGCAAGTTGTAGTTATTGGTTCTGACTGGGAAAAAGCTTCAACTGGATTAGGTGGTATTACACCAGCTAACTCTTCAGCAAAAGCAGTAAAACCAACTCACACTTCTCAATCTAACAAACCAATCATAATGAAAGATTACTATGAGATCTCTGGATCTGATGCTTCTCAAATTGGTTGGGTTGAGATTACAGGTGAAGCTGGACAAAGTGGTTACTTATGGTACTTAAAAGCAGCTGGTGATACAAGAGCTCGTTTCAATGATTACGTAGAGATGATGTGTATTGAAGCTGAGAAAGTGAATGCTGAATCTCACATTCTTGATGCTGGTGCTACTGATGATGCTGCTTATTATTCATCTGGTCGTAACCCAGGTGGTACTGAAGGTTTATTTGCAGCTATCGAAGATAGAGGTAATATAACTTCAGGTGTTACTGGTGTTAACGCAGCTGTTGATTTAGCTGAATTCGATGCTATCTTAGCAGAGTTTGATAAGCAAGGTGCTATTGAAGAAAACATGATGTTTGTTAATAGAGCAACGTCTCTTGCGATTGATGATATGTTAGCTTCAATGAATTCTTACGGAGCTGGTGGTACTTCTTACGGAGTATTTAACAACTCAGAAGATATGGCGCTTAATTTAGGTTTCTCTGGTTTCAGACGTGGATCTTACGATTTCTACAAATCTGATTGGAAATACTTAAACGACAGTGCTACTAGAGGTGGTATTAACGACGCTGCTACTTCTGATGCTGTTCGTGGTGTATTTATTCCAGCGGGTGTTTCTTCAGTTTATGATGAAACCCTAGGAAGGAACCTTAAACGTCCTTTCTTACACGTTAGATATAGAGCTTCTCAAACAGAAAGTAGAAAAATGAAAACTTGGGTTACTGGTTCTGTTGGAGCTGTAACATCTGATTTAGACGCAATGCAAATGCATTTCTTATCTGAAAGATGTTTAATTACTCAAGGTGCTAACAATTTCATGTTAATGAAGTAAGCATTTATATTTTAAAGAGGAGGACGGCATACATGTAAACGTTCTCCGTCCTTCTCTTTATTTTTTTATTAATTTTATTATATATTATATTATGGCAAAAAAACAAGAAACAAAAATAGAAGTGGAATCAACTCCACGGGTTGTAGAACAACCAAAACAAAATAAAAAACCTCACCCAGAAGATGGTTGGGAAATAAAAAATAGAACTTATTTTATAAGAGGTAAAGCTAAAAGATCTTTATCAAGATCTATAAAGAGTGCAAATATATTTTATTTTGACGAAGAAAAGGGATATGAGAGAGAGTTAAAATACTGTGAAAACCAACGAACTTGTTTTGTTGATGAAATGGAGGGAGATCAAAGGTTATCACATATAATTTTTAGAAGAGGAACGCTATTCGTTCCTAGGGAAAAACAAACGTTACAAAAATTATTATCTCTATATCACCCAGGTAGAAAACATTTGTACGTAGAATATAAACCTCAAATGATAGCTCAAAGTGAAGTAGCGGTTATAGAGTTAGAAATAGAGGCATTAACAGCTGCTCAAGCTTTAGATATAGACATGGCTGAAGCGGTATTACGTGTAGAAAAAGGTTCTGAAGTGTCTACGATGAGTTCTAAGGAGCTTAGACGTGATTTACTAGTGTATGCTAAGAGAAACCCTAAACTGTTCTTAGAGTTAGTAAATGACGAAAACGTTATACTTAGAAACTTTGGTATTAAAGCAACTGAATTAGGAATATTAAAACTATCTTCAGATCAAAGAACGTTTAGTTGGGGTTCTAATGATAGAAAGTTAATGAACGTTCCTTTTGATGAACATCCTTACTCGGCTTTAGCCGCTTGGTTTAAAACTGATGAAGGAATGGAGATTTACTCCAATATAGAAAAACGATTAAATAATTAATCAAACTGTAGAGCGGTCGCCCTACGGGGCGATCGTAACTACATTAAAAATAAATTATGGCGATAAGTGTAGACACAGTATATCAAAGAGTTTTAGCAATGGCTAATAAAGAGCAAAGAGGTTATATAACACCACAAGAATTTAACTTGTTAGCTAACCAAGCCCAATTACAGATCTTTGAATCCTATTTTTATAATAAAAATCAAAGAGAAAGGCTAGAAGCAAATAAAGATAGATCTTTTCCTAGTGAATCCGATATATCGGATTTAATTACAAGGAAGTTGGCTCCATTTACAACCGTCCAAACAGTGACATCCGGTCACACATTTCCTACATCAGTTACTATAAGTAGTGTAGCTAGACCAGTATGGCAAATAGGTGCAATATACTATAGTGATTACGAGTGTAGGAGAGTTCCTAGAAATGATATAAAAAGATTAATAGCTTCAAGCAGACACTTCGCCGGTACTGTTACTGAACCAATTTATATAGACAACAACACAACCTCAGATAGAGATATAATAGTATATTCAGATGGAGCGGTAGTAACCTCAAGCGTAACTTGCGAGACTATAGCGCAACCAAGAGAAGATGTTGCTTGGGGATATGTTGTTGTAAATGAAAAAGCATTATACAACTCAAACACTTCTGTAAACTTCGAATTACACGATTCAGAAGAAGACACGTTGGTTATAAAAATATTAGATCTAGCTGGTATAGTTATTAATAAATCTGGTTTAACACAAATAACCACAGCTAAAGATAACGCAGAGAATACAAATCAAAAAACATAAATAAATGGGTATAATAAGGACAGACCAGCAAGCGTATTACGCAACAGGTGGTGATCACGGTAATTATCAAAAAATAAATTTAACCGAAATTATAACAGCGTTCTCTGCTACCTATGTTGGTGAAGGTAAAATATGTGAAAAAGTTTTAGTTTCAGATATAACGTTCCATGCTACAAGAGCAATGCAGGAGCTTAGTTACGATACTTTAAGATCTACTAAAGATTGGGAGATAGAAGTACCATCAACATTAGTAATGGTAATGCCTGTAGATTATATCAACTACGTAAAATTATCTTGGAGTGATGGTGCTGGTGTTGAGCGAATTATTTACCCAACATCTAAAACATCTAATCCAAAAGACATAGAGGAGGCTATAACGGCTTTTGGTGGTTTTGCAACAGATGGTTCTAATGAACCTTTAGATGGAACAACTGATAGTGATGGTAATGACACTTCTGACACATGGGGTAGCTACAAAGCCACTACGCCGTCTGTAAATCAAGATGATTATATGGACGATACTTATTGGCCTATGGATGGAGAGAGATATGGAATAGACCCTCAATACTCACAAGCTAACGGTTCTTTCTTTATAGATGAAGATGCTGGTAAGTTTCACTTCAGTTCTAACTTAGCGGGAAAAACACTAGTACTCAAATATATCAGTGATGGTTTAGTTACAAATGCCGGTAACACCGCTTTAGACTTAGACGCTACATTTATACACAAATTTGCTGAAGAAGCTATATATAAACATATACTTTACGGCGTTCTTTTAGCTCGAAAAGATACGCCACCTAATTTATTAACACAGGTTAAAAAAGAAAGAGCTGCAGAAACTAGAAAAGCAAAAATAAGATTGTCAAATATTAAACTTGAAGAAATAACCCAAACACTTAGAGGTTCGTCGAAATTTATAAAACACTAAAATATGCCAGAGTTTAAACGTAATTTCTCCCAGGCAAAAATGAACAAGGACATGGACGAAAGACTTGTTCCAGCTGGGCAGTATAGAGATGCAAAAAATGTACAGATATCTACCTCGGATGATTCTAACGTTGGTTCGTTACAAACATTATACGGTAATGTACAAAAAAACACGATGGATACGAGTTTTTCAAGTAATGCTAATTATGATGTTCCGACAACATCTACTTGCGTAGGTTCAATTGCTGTTCCAGATACTGATAAAATATATTACTTTGTATCTGCTGGTATAAATAACACTACGGGTCAAGGGCTCGATATACGTAGAGATTATATATTAGAATATAACGCTATACAAGAAATACTTAAATATGTTTTTGTAGACATATATTATGTTAAAACAACCGTACAGGGCGCACTATCTAGCAGCCCCTATTTTGCTGTTCTGCAAAATGGTAGTTCCACAATAAATAAAACAGGTATAAGAATCGGTATGTATGTAACAGGTACTTTAGGTGGTACTACTTACACCAGAGCAGATAATATAACTGTAACTGATATTAGGGTTGACACGTCCACCTCGCCTGATACTTGGAGAATATACACATCTGAAAACCTAACAGTATCTAATAATGATACAGTAGAGTTTTTAGCGGATAGGGTTTTAAATTTTAAAGCTAAAGCATCTTCACATATTACAGCGATAAATGTTATTGATGATTTATTATTCTGGACAGACGGTTATACAGAGCCGAAAAAAATAAATATAAAAAGATCTATAGAAGGAACTGGTGGTGTTGCGTATTTAGCTGGTGGTGGTGTGGCTGGTTATGCCGCTGGAACACCAGATCCAACGCAACTATTTTATGGTGATACAAATTATTTCCATACTAGATTAGTGGCAGATGTAGACAGTAATGGTCTTAGACAAGTGGTTACTAATAGAACAGAAGATAGAGCACAGTACGTTGAAGAAGAACATATAACCGTAATTAAAAAATCACCTACGCAGCCATTAGAACTAGACATGTCTATTTCAAAGGACCCACGTATACGGGTTGCGGACGGGCTTTCTAACCCAAAAAACACTTCATTCAATGGTAGATTTTATAGCAATAACGTTGCTTATCAATCCGGTGATCTTATAACCGGTATAACGTTTGATACAGCTATTGATTTTAGACAAGGTGATATATTGTTATGGACAAACAATTCAGATGCACAAGGCTCAGACACTTTTGATAATTATGAAGTGCGAACAGTTGTTGAGTCTTCGCCAGTTACAGATCCAGATAACTTATTTTCAACATCTTTTGATGTTAGAGTACTATCTATTGATTCTGATTTACCAGACTCTGATGAGGATTGGTTTGTTAGATTAGAAGATGGAGAACCTCTTTTTGAGTTTAAATTTGTTAGATTTTCTTATAGATATAAATACCAAGATGGTGAATATTCTACTTTCGCACCTTGGTCCCAAATAGCTTTTATACCAGGTGATTACGAATACAAACCTAAAAAGGGTTATAATCTAGGTATGAGAAACCAATTAAGGAATTTAAAGTTAAAAGGGTATCACCCTGAATTAGATGCTTTACCTAGAGATGTTGTAGAGATAGATCTGTTGTATAAAGAAACAAATGATCCAACAGTATATACTGTTAAAACTATAAAACCTACAGATGGTCACCCAATTTGGCCTGACTTAAATTATACAAATGCTTACGCTAGAGGTGAATATGAAATAAAATCAGAATTAGTACACGCTGTAGTTCCTTCTAATCAATTATTAAGACCATGGGATAATGTTCCTAGAACAGCTAAAGCACAAGAAATTAGCGCTAATAGATTAATATACGGTAACTACTTACAAAACTATACAGCACTAGAAGACCCGAAAATAAAAGTATTATTGCATTCACAGGAAATAAAGAATTTAGGTAGTAACTCTGAATTAGGCGAAGTAACACAGGTTGCATCTCTTAAATCTATGAGAACTTACCAAGTTGGTGTAGTATATAGTGATGGGTATGGTAGAGAAACACCAGTGTTGACTAGTAAAGACGCTTCTATAGATATACCAAAAGAAGCTGCGTTAACTAGAAACAGGTTAAATGTAAGATTAGATCAAGGAACAAATGTTCCTGACTGGGCTAAGTATTTTTCTTGGTATGTAAAAGAAACATCTACAGAGTATTATACTCTAGCTATGGATAGATGGTACCACGCTGCTGACGGTAATATATGGTTATCCTTTCCTTCTTCTGAAAGAAACAAATTAGATGAAGAAACATTTTTAATACTTAAGAAAGAGCATGGTTCAGGTTCAGCGGTGAAAGAGAGAGCAAGATATAAGATATTAGCTATTGAAGATGAAGCTCCAGACTTTATAAAAACAGAAAAGAAAAGTTTGGGTTTAATGCCAAATACAAGTAACACACAAATAGGTAATGGTGTAAGTGGTTTTCCAATGCCGGATGAGGTTGAAATAGAAGTAGAAGCTACCACGTTTGAGAGCACTTTTGGTAGCAATTTACCTATACAAACACCTGATAGATTGAGTATGAGGATATGGGGACCTAATGATAGATCTGAGATTTATGAAGTTGTAAAAATTAGTGGTGACAGCTCAACGCCATACAAAATAAAAATAAAAGGTAAATTTGGAGAAGAGATGGAATTTACATCAACGGGTGGTACCTACGCTACAGCTATCACCGGTTTACAATTAGAATTAATTGAAGATGAAGTTGAAAACAAACCTGAATTTGATGGTAGATTTTTTGTAAAAATATATAGAGATAGTGTATTAAACAAACGTGTTGTAGAAACTGGTGGTGGTGGTATAGAGGATTATTTTGTTTCACATACTTGGAAGTTAAGATATTTAAATAACAATGCTTATAAGCACGTACAGGGAGGTGTTATAGGAATGAACGCGAAGCAGAAGACAGACAGAGATGGTAGCGATCACCCAACTAAATATAGTCATTTTACTGGATCAGCTTATGAGTGGGGTGGTGGAACTAGTGGTAGTCGTTTTGGTGTAGAAAATTCTGATATGGCTGATGATAGTTGTGAAGCATTAAATAACGATAGTTGGTTAAGTAGCGGATCTACAGACGCTAGACAGTTTTGGGAAAAACTGGGTGGAAAACGGCAATTCTTTATTGATGCTTGTAGTGCGTACCAATGGACTGGTCACACGGATATGATTCCAGGAGATAAAAATCAAGGTACTGGAACCCATAATATTTTTGGTGGTACAAATGTAGATGCTCAAAATGAAGGGCCAGGTGCTCCAGATAGATTTGGGCATGCCGGTCTTTTTGGTAATGCTATTTCGGGTGCAGGTCCTCTTTCTAGAGGAATATGGGACGGTGGTAGAAAAATAGATATATCTTGGACAGGTATGGGTAAAGGTTATGATGGTGGTAATTGGAGCGATAGGCCTTTTGACCACACACTTCAAGATTGTGCAAATAATCAAGCTGGTTTAGAAGACGGTATATTTGTAAAAGCCGCTACGTTTATAGAAAGACTTACTCAAGAAGGTACAAAATTCAGATTTAGAAACGATCCAGATGAGACAGTTTATACGGTTAGTGAATATAATTATCCTACATATAGTAATTACACAACACATCCTTTTGGTTCAGGAGGTCATTTTTTAGCCATAAGCCGTTTAACTGGACATTTTGGTATAAGAAATTATAAAGACGAGGGGTGGCGCTATAATAGGTTACTATATGAAGGAGCGTGTATGAGACAAAAATGGACAATAGAGGTAGATCCACCTATTGGTAGTAAAGGGCCTAACTTCTACAACCCCGTAACAGGTACTATAAATGGTGCGCCAGATAGTACCGCACCTTTAAAACACGATACTAGTAGCACTGATGTAATAGAAATTTTATCAAAATTTACAGACAATGGTGGTAGAGATAATTTTTCAGAAGATCCAGCTATTTGGGAGACAGAGCCAAAAGAAAGCGTTGATATGGATATTTATTATCAAGCTAGCGGATTAATACCTTTAGAGTTAAATTCAGCTACAAACGAAGAATTGCTACCTTTAGGTTCTAATTTTAGTATTTCAGGTACCAAACACACCGTTGATTCTTGGAGTGATCAAACTCTTACGTTTTCACCAGCATTAGTTACAGGTGCTTCTATAGCAGATGGTGCAGACGTGTATTTTAATAAAAGAGAACAATTTGGCGTACATTATTCTTTAGGAGCAAAAGCTAATGGTGCTGTTTCTGCAACTGGTACCACGTTAAAACTACACGGTGGACCAACAACAGTAAGTGAAGATCAAAAATTATATAGACAATATCACATATTAGATTGGAGTAACTGCTGGACTTTTGGTAATGGTGTAGAGTCAGATAGAATAAGAGATGATTATAACGCTAAACAAGTAGATAATGGTGTTAAAGCTTCTACCGTATTAGCTGAGCCAATAAAAGAAGAGAGAAGAGAACATGGTTTAATATATTCTGGTATATATAATTCTATTAATGGTGTAAACGAAACAAATCAATTTATAGCAGCAGAAGCTATAACAAAAGATTTAAATCCTATATACGGTAGTATACAAAAACTATACACAAGACCAACACAAATATTAGCTTTTTGTGAGGATAAGGTGATAAAAATACTAACGAATAGAGATGCTTTATATAATGCTGACGGCTCATCAAATGTTAGTACATCGAATAAAGTATTGGGATCAGCGTCTGCTTACTCTGGTGATTGGGGTATATCCAAGAATCCAGAATCTTTTGTAGCAACACCTCAACAAATTTATTTTGCAGATATAATTAGAGGTCAAGTGTTAGCTTTATCTGGAGAAGGTGTAAGATCAATATCAGATCTTGGTATGAAAGATTATTTTGCAGATGAACTAAAAAGTTACGTATGGAGCGCGTTAGGAACTTACGATGAAAAGAAACATGAGTATAACTTAACTTTTGGTAAAAAATATTCAAATGGACAAAAGCAAGCTACGTACACTACTGTTAGTTACAGTGAAAGAGCAAAAGGTTGGTCTAGTTTTAAATCATTTACTCCAGAAAATGGTCTTAGTTTAAATAACGATTATTATACATTTTACCAAGGACAGTTATGGAAACACCATGATTCAACTGTAAATAGAAATAGTTTTTATGGTGCGGCTTACGAGTCGGATATAACAATATTATTTAACGATACACCGGAAGCTGTTAAAAGTTTTAACACTGTTAATTATGAAGGTACGCAAGCTAGAATTTATAATCCATCTACAACATCTATAGCAGATGCTGCTGGTAACTCTATATCTTCTACAGCCGCAGCACACAATGAATATTTTAATTTATCAGCTAAAACTGGTTGGTATATACCTGCTGGTAAAATGATAACAGACAAACAAACAGGTAGAGTTATAGAGTTTAAAGAAAAAGAAGGTAAATGGTTTGGTGTTACTTCTGGAGAAACAACAGAGTTAAGTAATTTAGATGAAAGAGAATTTACTGTTCAAGGATTAGGTAACGCCTCGTTTTCTTTTGTTGGCGGTGGTAGTGGTACTGATCCAGATACAACCGCTGTAACATTAACATTTGCTAATAACACAAGTTCTAGTTATGTTGGTATTGATGGAAGTGGTGGCGCTTGGGATAGTTCTTCTGTGGTTTCTGCAGAAGGATTAAAATGGACAGTTGCAGACGTAACTCAAACACAAACTGTAGGTGCTACTGTTAGTGGTCAAAATGTTGACTTAGTAATAACACCTATTATTAATGGTATTTGGTCTGGATATGTTTTAACAGCTGCTGATTTTCAAATTGGTGGAGCTTCAGAAACTAGTAGTGGTAGTGGCGTATGGAACGGTGGTAACGTAGATTCTCCTATTACCGGCGTAACGTTTACTGATTTAGGTATAGCTGGTGATCCAGCAAATACAGTTAGGGCTAGAGTAGCCGTTGGTTCGTTTACATGTCCAACTTCGAATACTTCTTATTATATAGATATAGATGAGGAGAGTGCTCCTATTATACCTAGAAGAGATGCTTGTTTAAGAACCTATTATCCTTATTATTCAACTGGTCATACGGTATCTATAACAAGTGCTCCAACTGGTTTAGGTAACTCTGTAGTAGACAATGGTGTTTCTAGTGGTACAACTAAAAACTTACATTCAGGAACAGTAACCGACAATGTTTCTACTAAAATTGCTGAAATATCATTTACAGCTAGTAGTGGTTATAAATATGAAGGTTGGGGATTATCTTTTAATAATTTAACGAATGGAGGTGTCGATTACTCTTCCCAATATAATTATACAATAACACCCACAACTTCAACGGCTGGTACAACAAAGCTTGTTTACAAGATATATTATACACCAGGACAGACAAATGGGTTAAGTCCAGATCCACCAAGTTTATGTGAATTAAACCATATAGCTCAATTCCAATTTGTACTTAGACAAAACGAGACGTTTACAAACAAAATAACTAGAGTTAGTTATCCAGCAGAAATATCACATATAGCGCAAGAAGTACCTGTTACTGTTAGAGGCGCTAGTGGTAGTGAATATACTATAAGAATAACGCAGCATAGCGATCCAGTAAAAAATACTATTGCTAAGTACTATGATTTTACAGAGAATGAGTTTGAGACTTTAGCGAATATAACTTCAGCTGGAAATTCTCAAAATTTAACAACAACTGTTGGAAGTAGTGGTCTCACAACTCACCATATACTTATACCTGGTACAACGACAGCTAAAGTAAGATATGATATAGTTTTATCTGCAGGAAGTGGAGTTACACTAGCGAGTGGGGTGCCAACTAACTTTGAAGATGCTAGTATAACGCAGTATGGTATTAATACTGTAACATTACAACCAAAAACACACAATCATACTAGCAATTTTGGTGCAATGCCTTCAGCGGTAACGATAAAAGCTCCTATAGAATATGGCGAGAAAACGTTTGGTGGTCTTAGGAGAGTTAATTTTGTTGAAACAGGTGGTAACGGTGGTAGCTCTGGTACGACAATAACGTTAACTAAAGAAAACCCAAAAATCCAACCTGGAATGTATGTGTTAGGTACTGGCATAACATATGGAGTTACTGTTAGTAGTGTAAGAAAAAGAACAGTTACAATATCTACAGCTTGTAGTGTTGCTAATGGAACAACACTTACATTTGAAAGAAACACATCGGCTATTATAGCGTTCGATTTTACAGTAACACCTACTGAAGGTAGAACGTTAAGTATATCTAGCGGTGTTGGTAGACAACCAACTGCTTCAGATGTTGGTGGTTTTGATAATAGACTACTTCAAACTAATGGTGTTGTTACTGAGAGTGCAACTGTTGTTTTAGATGATACAGATGGTGCTGTTGCTGGTATGACTGTTACTGGAACTGGTGTTGCTAGCGATACTACTGTTAGCAGTGTTACTAATGCTACAACTCTAGTATTGAGTAAAACAAACACTATAGCTGATAATGAATCTCTAAGCTTCTATTCAAATCATAGTGGTATAAAGGTTATAGATATATCAGCAGTCATGAGTGGATCTAACACTAAGGTTCAAGGATTATTACACGTAGGCGGACTTGGTAATAGCGAGACAGCTACAGCTGCTCACATATATATAGATAATTTTATAAATAACTCTTAAAAATAAATTATGGCAGTAGATTTAACATTAACATTTTCAGCTCCACTAAACACATCTTGTCAAGTTGGTGATACAGCTTACTGGGTAGATACTAGCAGTTCAGGTGGTTTTACAATAAATAGTAATGCTGTACAAGAAATAGGTGTTATTAAAACTATAAACAATTCTACTTCAGACGCACCGACGATAGTTATAAATACATCGATATCAACAAATCTACATGGGTCTACTAAATTTGTATTGTTTAGTAAAGATAACAAAGCTAATTTAAGTAGTATGTTGGGTTATTACTTAAGTGTTCAGTTTAAAAATAACAATGCTTCAACAGATGATGCTGAATTGTTTAGTGTTGGTGTAGATACTTTCCTTAGTAGTAAATAATCGCTAAAAAGTGTAACTATACTATTGTAATAAATTAAATTAAATGGGTAAAATTAAAAAAGCTGATGATAATGAAATATCATTAAGCAAAAGAGATAAAATATTGCAATTACAAAATATCTTAGTTGATAATGCAGATGAAGTAAATATAGTTACACATCAAGACTCTCACTTGTTTCCTTTAAAACATACATTTGCTGACGAGATATATGTTAGGCAAATGTCTATGGGCGCGGGTACTTTAGTCGTGGGAGCTATACATAAACATCTGCATGTTTGGTTTTTACTAACAGGTAATATTTATGTTGTAACTGAAGATGCTGACGAAGAATATATAGCACCATGTTATGTGGTGGCTAGTCCTGGAACAAAAAGAGTTATATATGCAAAAGAAGATTCTATATTTGTAAATGTCCATAAAAATCCTACTAATACTCAGGATATTGAACAGTTAGAAAAGAATATAGTAGCAAAAAATTTTAAAGAATATGAAGAATATATTAATCAAAAAAAATAAATTATGTCGTTTTTATTAGCAGGAGCAGCTGTAGTTACCGCTGGAGTCGGAGTGGCTAAAGCTATATCTGGGGGTATAAAAGCAAAAAAAGCAAAAGAGGAAGCCATAGCGGCACAAAAAGAGTTAGATAAACAAAAAACCATGTTTGCTAGTTTGGACACGAGTAATCCGTATTTAAATATGGAGAACACTATGGAAGATTTAACTATAAACCAACAAGAGGCTGAGTTTATGAAGCAGCAACAAATGCAACAACAAGCAAATGTACTACAACAAATGCGACAATCAGCAGGATCTTCTGGTATTGCAGCGTTAGCACAAACTTTAGTAAATCAAGGTTCTATAGATGCTCAAAAAGCATCTGTGTCAATAGGTAAGCAGGAATCAGCTAATCAGTTAGAAATAAAGAAAGAAGCAGGTAGATTACAAGATTTACAAAGAGAAGGTGAGTTAATTAGCAGACAAGCTGAGCATGGGAAAATATCAGGAATGATGGGTATGACCGCTGATGAGATTAGTAACGCTAAACTTGCCCAAAAAGAATACAACGAACAGATGTGGGCGGGTATGAGTGATGTTGGAAAAGCAGGGATGAGTTATGCGGGTGGAGGCGCTCCTTTAGGAGGAACTACGAAATAAAAAAATAAAAAGTAAATTATGGCAAAACAAGCAGCAAGTAGAACATTAGATTATTCGTTATCAGCTGATATACTCAACAGGGTTAAAGCAGCTGGTAAAGATAGAATGGCAGGGGAGTTTGGTCTTGAGAAAGTAGGTAAGACTATATCCAAAGGCCTTATAGGTATAGATACAGCAAGGAAGGAAGAAGCTAAGAAAGCGGAGGAAGAGGCTAGGAAAGCGGAGGAAGATCGCTATAAACTCGAAGAAGGTTGGAATGCAAGTTTTGAAAAGTTTGGAGCAAGAAGTTCATGGGCTACACCGGAGTTGTTTGAGATGTTTGCTACTAATGAGGCAAAATATAAAGATGATTATTTGGCTGCCGTAGAAGCCGAAGATACAATTGGAGCTGAAAAAATCTTAAAACAACAACAGCAAAGGTCAGCATCTATACAGGGTTGGAAAACAGCTTTTTTAGAAAATCAAGATGCTTGGGAGAATAAAGTATACAGCGCATCGTTGTCTGATGAAGATAGGCATGTAATGATGGCATTAAATTCTCAAGAACCCGGAACTTATGAAATAGCTGTTGATGATGAAAATGAGGTGTATTTTAAAATAAAAGGTCCGCATGGGTTAGATAAAGAAGTACGCCTTCAAGACCTTAATGATATGATGGCAAATAATATGAAAGCTACTAATGAGGCTGAACAGTTTGCTCTATCTAATAAATCATTTTTAGAAGCTGGAAAGAAAGATCCGTCTGGAGATGTTAATGAGGAATCTTTAGCTTGGAATGAAGGAGAGGTGTATCATAAAAACTCAAAACTAATAAACAAAAACAATATAAGATCTCTATTCTATGATGACATGTTCGGCGCCAAGCCATTTGCTCAAACGGTACTCGATCATCCAGAGTTTAGTACAATTACACCAAAAAGTGATATTAAATTAGGTCCACCTGGTCAATCTTTTGCTGGTGCTGCGAATCTTTCCTCTGATGCTGATAAAGCGGCAGAAGATGGTAAGATAGATCCACAAGAATTTATGCAGTTATCAATAGAGGATAAAAATGCTGTAGTAGCCCTAATGATGGAACCAGAAAATTTTGAAACAGCAAAAGGTTATTTAGCAGAATATATGACCTTAATAAATAAGCAGAATTTTGATAAAGGAAGAGGAACACGTAAGCAGGTAATGTCTGGTAGCGGTACGTATGCAGAAAAAAAATCAGCATTAGGTGGTTAATATAATTAAAACATGAACGAGGAAAAATTACAAAATATACATAGAACATTATCTAACATGGGTGCAATCGACAACGATTACACTACGTGGAAAGCTAATATGACTGCTGATCCTGCAAAACAAGCTAATATACATAAATGGCTTGTAGGTAATGGTTATATAGATAATGACCTCGATACATGGAAAAATAATGTTTTAGGCACACCAAAACCCACAACAACACAACAAGAAGTACAAAACGCAATACAAGAGCAGCGACAAGAGCAGGAGGTTAAGAAAGAGAGACCCGCGTTCGCATATCACGGACCTAATTTTAAAGGTGATAGAAAAATAAAAGTTTCTTTAAAAGATGATACATTCACTTTTGATGATAAGGGAGGACAATATACTAAAGAGCAATGGGATAGTTTATATGAGCCCGGTATACAGGGTTCTTTATCTGAGGAAGATTATAATAGAGGTTTAGCTTTATCAGAGGAGATAAGTAATCAAAGAGTCGGGTATTGGGTTGAACATGGTGAACAAACTTTCCAACAAGAACAATTGGAAGCTGAGCAGGTAAGAGAAAATTACGCTAAACAAAAGGGTATTGATGTAGCGGATATAGATACTAAAGATCAAGAATACTTAGATTACTTTACAGAGCAAACCGCTGTTATGGAAAGTGTTAGGAAAGAACAGGAGGACGAAGAGTTGAAGAAAAGTGTTAGAGTAGATGGAAAAGATCTACCAAAAGTTACAGCTGAGCAAGGTGGATATGGAAGCACGTGGAAAGATGAGTCTAAGTCTGTTACAGATTTTGGTGAAATGTATAATAAATATGGATTTACATTTTCACAAACATCTTCAGAAGGTAAATCTGCTGGAGATAGATTATATATAGAATCTTGGGATGGCAAGAGAATTTATGATGACGAAGATGGTAAGGAAGGTGTAAGGGTTGATCGTTGGGGTAAAGCAAACAATCAAAAAGCAGCAGATCATATAAACGCATTTTTACAAGAGCACGCTATTGACGTTGAAGCTTATAAAAAGGGTAAAGTACAAGGTGAGATTACAACCATAGCAAAGAGTGTAACGCCTTCTAAGGACGATCTTGAGCAAATTAAAACAAATAGTACAAACGCAATTGACAATTCAAGAGAAGATATAGAACGACTTTTTGAATTAGAGAAAGAGTTAAAAGCAATTAAAGATGGCCGTGTAGATTATGATTGGGAGGGTGGAAAAGAAGCTAAGGAAAAAAGATTAAAAGAAATTACTACTGAGATTAGAGTATTAAAACAGGGTGTTATTAAATCTAGCTTGGAAGACCAGCCTTTGGCAGCTGCTGGTAAAGCGACTTATAAAAGGTCAGATCCAAAAATTGATAAAGGTGTTAGAGAAGCAATACAAAAAGAAAAAAGAATACTAGCGGCTAAGAGATATATAAAGGAAAACAATATAGATTTAAACGATGAAGCTTGGCAAAAAGCGAATACAACTGAGTATTTACAGCTTAGTAAATTGTTAATTGGAGAAATTGAGGGAACTTGGGAAGTGGTAGGTTTAGATTCTACCCAAAAATTACTTAGCGAAAGTCCAATTGGCCAACTTGGTGACCTTTTGAAGGAAAAACTTGTTGGAGAAGGAGAGTTAGAGGGTAAGGAATTTGAGTTAAAAGGTGCACATGAAGGTGTTAGAGCGTTAATGGAAGAAATAACATTTGACGATGTTTACGACGCGGCTATTAAAAGGCATTCTGAGGATGAGGCAGAGGCTGTAATGCAAGAAAGACTAAAAGATACTATTGAAGATTTTGATGGTGGTGTTTTTACAAAATCAGAATATCAAAAAGTGTTAGAGGCGCAAGCTAAAGAGCGGGGTGATGCGTTAAGCGAAGAAAAAGAAATGGCAATGCGTAAGCATAATATTTTGGAAGTTGAAATAAATGACGTTAAAAAACAACTAAACACGCATATTAACTACTTAGAAAATACGGATATAATTGCTGAAATAGAAAAAATAAAAGGTAGAGATTTTGTTTCCGGGTGGGAAGTAGAAGGCGCTCAAGAAGAAATAGACAGCTTGGTAAAAGAGTATAATTACCATTTAAATGGATACAGGGAGCATGGTGGTCGTGTTGATCGATTATTATCCTTAGCAAGAAGTAACGCGGGAATAATAGAGGATTTAGATATAGAAGAGGAAGATCTTAAAGTTATAACTAAAGCGTTAGGAAAAAATTATCAAGATGGAACCGGAATTGCGCTTGCTACAGCAAATGGTTTAGTTGATTTATTGCAAGGTTTGGAGTATTCTGTAGCTATGATTAGTGAGGCTGTAGATAGAGGATCCAAATGGATAATGGACTCAGCTAATATAGAAGATCCTACATTAAAAGCATTTTTAACCGGAACAACTACCTTACTTTCTCCACTTGCAATGTATCATGATATGGGTTCAGGACCAGAAGGAGAACCAGGTTGGAGGCAGAAAATGCACAAATCTATTGATGGTTGGCAAGAAAACATGGCGGAATTAGTAGAGCAACCTATAGCTTATGATAGTATAGATAGCTTTTCTGATTTTACAGAATGGGCTGGTCAAATGTTAGGTGGTCAAATACCTAACTTAGCCTTAATGTACGCAACTGGTGGTGCTTCACTGTATGTTATGGGCGCTAGTTCTGCTGGTTCTAAATTTGCTGATTATCAAGAGCAAAAAGAGCTTTTTGAACAAACTAAAGGTTTATACGGTAAAGATATATCTTTTGCAGAAATGTTTTTATATTCTAGTGGTGTTGGGTTAGCTGAGGCTTTGTCTGAAAAAGTTACGTTAGGTCAAATGAAAACAATGAAGGGCGCACTTAAGTCTGTTGGTGGAAGACAGGGATTAGCAAAATATCTTCGCACAAACGTATTTAACAAACAAGCTCTTTTGGCGGGTGGTGTGGATATATTTCAAGAAGGTGGTTCTGAAATGCTAGCATCAATGGCTGAGAATATGGCAGATTACTATAGTGGTGATAAAACAGTTAGTCTTTATGATAATTTAGAAGAAGCTTTTGTTAGTGGTGTTTTAATAAGTACCTCTATGAAAAGCATGCCAGTGTTTAAACAGCTTATGTCTCCATTTAAATCTCAAGAAACGTCTACTACTATGGACGCTAATTTTGCTAGGATACAGGAGATTCAGAACATGATGACTGATCAAAACTTATCTAAAGAAGTTGAAGATAGATTATCAGATGAGTTAGCTCAAATAATACAACAAAATACAGAACTAGTAACAAACGATATAAAAAGGGTAGATCTTTTAAGTAATTCTGAAAAAAGAAGTTTATTAGATATAGAATCTGATAATAGACAATTACAGCAGGCGGCTCAAGAAATATATAACGATACAGGTTTAACAGATCAGCAAAAAGCAGCTGAGGTTAGTAAGATAGAAGATATTTATAACAGGAATTTAACTAAAAAGCAAGAAATTCTAGATAAACACTCTGTAGAGTTAGCAAAAGAGAAGTACGCTCAAACAATGGAAAGCATCAGAGATAGAGCTGATGAGGTAAGAAAAGCTGGTGGACCGTCAATAAATGTACAAGAAGGTAACACAAAGGATTTTGAAACGTTCTTAGCTAACACTAATGATAATCTTATGGAACAGACATATAGAGAAGGTCTTGCCGTTGGAATGCAAGAGGTGTTAGCCGATCCAAACGCTACAACAGAAGAAAAAGCTCAAGCGCAATCGTATTTAGATCAATTGCAAGATGGAGTAATACAAGAGATACCAAATATGATAGCTGGACAAGCTTCTAGATATGGGGTTATGGTACCTGTTATGAATGAAGCGGGTGAGATAACTAGTTATGACATGTTTGTTAATAAGGAAACTTCTTTAGAAGATGGTATGTTTCATACAGGTGCTCATGAATTTGTACACGCTACATTTTATAATACACTAAAACAAGATGGTAATGCTGCTCTAGCTTTAGCGGGACCGCTCATGGAAATTTTAGAAAGTGATGATGTTACTATTAAAGATCAAGACACATGGAACGCGAGGGTTCAAGGTTATAGAGCTGAGCAGCAAGGTGAGGAAGCTTTTGCTGTAAGTTCTGAAATGATGATGGATAATGATATAGAATTTAATGACAACGCGATTACTAAAGTTAAAGATATATTTAGACGATTCTCCCAAAATTACCTAGGTAGAGATATTAAATTCGATACAAAAGAAGATGTTAAAAACTTTATAAAAGATTATCATCATTCTATAAAGAACAACGTACAAAATAAAGCACTAACTAGAATGATAGTTAGTGGCGCTAAAGGAAAATTAATTGATGATGCTAAAGCTGCTTTACAAAAGAAAGATGCTGACCGAGCTGATAGAATGGCATTCTCTAAAAATGTTGATCAAGCTGTAGAGAATAATCCTGATTTAAAAGATACATTTGACACGTTTACACAAAACGAAGATGGTAGTAAAAAGTTTAATAGTAAAGCTGAGTGGAGAAGTTCTGAAACGTTTTGGAATGCTTACACGGCTCTAGATGGTAAACATTTAGACGGACTTATTAGAGCGGGTGTGACAGCTAAAGGTGTTCCATCTGAAGCTATGCCTCAGTTTGTTAGTGATGTAAAAGTTGAGTTGCAGAATAGATTGGAGAAAAACTTTGACCCATCAATGGCTAATGGTAGTTTGTTCGGTTGGTTAACTGGTGGTAGCGGTAAATTTACAGAATCTATTTTATATCGCGCTAAAGGTGATGTAATGGTTAAATACGGGGTAGAACCTAAAACAACACCTATAGAAAGAGTTACAGAAACTGGTGAAGTAATAACCGCTCAAATTGCAGCTGAAACAGATGCAGCTACACAGATTTTAGATAATGCGGATTTATCTGGTGTTCAAAAACCAGATATAGGTGTTAAAAATCTAATGAAATCGTTAAGCGTAAATGACACACAAGTAGCTACAATAAGAAAGATTAATCCTAAGTTTAGCGATATATACAGGAGAACGAAATCAGAAATAGGTAAGGACTTAAAGAGACGTCAAGCTGAAGATGCTAGAAAAGCTAAGGAAAACAATGTTCCAGTAAATGAGGCTTTACAAAATATGACTGTAGATGGTTTACAAAGCCAAATTAATTCTGCATTTGCAGCTGAAGCCGTTAAGCATGTTGTTAGAGAATCTAAAGTAAATTCTAAAGACGCTAAAACATATAAGGGTGTTAAAAAATTAGTAGTAGGTAAGAATGCTCCGCTTAGACAGGTTCTAGATGTCGTTGGTAGTTTATATGGTATACCATCTTCTAAAATTATTGAACAGAAAGATTTAGATACAGCACAAAGAAAATCTGCTCAAAATCATATACTTAAAACTACAGACACGCAAATAGCTAGTTTACCAGAAGGTCATAACGCTAGTGGTAAAGCTACTGGTGTTCCTCCAACTCTATTAAATGCTGTAAATCCAAAAACAGGTAAGCCTGATTTATTATATGAGAAAAGAGCAAAAGCTAAATTTGCTAAGACAGGTTCAGCTCAAGGTCTAGCTTTGCAATATAAACAAAAGAATATAGATAGAGGAGATTTCCAAAGTTTATTCGGTATAGTTAAAGGACAACCTAACGCAAATGATACATCTGTAGATGGTGCTATAAGAAACCTAGCTATACAGAATACTATGTTAGCTGCTAATCAAGCTTTAAGAGAAATTGGTATAGAAAAAGGTGTTGATCCACTTGAAACAATTAATATTATTGGTGATGGTAAATCCGATCTTTTCTTCTCTCAACCTGCTGCAGCCGTGAGATATAATGGTACAGCTGATATAGGTTTGGTTGTACAGGAGATGCTTGAAATTAAAGATTTAAGGTTGGATCCACAACAAGCTGTAGAACTAGCGGCTCAAAAACACGGTTTACAGGTAGCTGATTTTGGTAATGCAGCAGGGTTTATAAATAGCGTCATAAAAAAGCATCAAATTAAAGTAACTGAAAAAGGCGCGTATAAATCTATTATTGAATTATCAGATGTAAAACAAAATAGTGATGTTATTTATTCTAAAAATTGGAATGATTTTCTAAAAACACTTGGTATCCCAGGATTAACACCGCTTGACAAAACTAATCCGAAAGATAGAGCTATATATAAGAGACATACCGCACAGTTTTTAACAACGCTACCTAGCGCAGCCCTTACAAATGTAATGTTTTTTAATAATACATTTCAAAGTGGTACTAGGGGCGATTTCTTTTCTACATCAGGCGAGGTTAAAGCTTTAGCACTCGCTGAGATGAATAGAAGAAGAAAAGATAAAAACTTTGTTGAGCCAAAAACAAATATCAAATGGGATAAAGTTAGTTTTCAAAGTAAATTTGCAGGAAAAATACAAAATATATCTATTAAATTCGGCGATCCAACGTCTCCAGACTATATAAAAAATGAGTCTAAACGAGTTCAAACAGTAATAAGAGCTGTTAATGAGATCAGAAACAAACAAAAATCAGATCCAGTAGAAGTTAAAAAAGCTGAGGAGCTTATGTATAGATCTTTAATGGAGTACATGAACACTCCAAAAACAAATTACTTTGGAACTGCAGCTCTAGCTAAAACCAAAACAGTAGATAAAGCAGATGCATTAGAAAGACAAAGATTCGTAGTATCAACATTGCAAGATGCTACTAATAGGTCTGCAAGTATATTTAAAGGTTCTGCTAATTTTACAGCTATGTCTATGACGCCTTCGAATGTTACAAAATTTAGTGGTAAAAAAGCTCGTCAGAAAGTTATGAAGGACTACAACCTTTCTAAAAAAGCAGCTAGATTAATCAACAACCCTAAAGATCCTAAGGTTAAAGCGAAAGAAAGAGCAGTTTTTGAGGCTGAAATTCAAAATAAGCTAAAGCAAAAAGCAAAAGAAAATGGTATTAGCATAAAAGAGTTGAGGCAGCAGATTAGAGGCACTATGCAGAAAAGAAAATCTCATCATGGTGAACACGATTTAGCTTTATTGTTAACAAGTACGAATTTATTTAAATCTATGATAGATGGTAACTTCGACACCGTATATCCTAAAGTTTCAAAATACTATACACAAACAGCATTAAATGAAGATTTTAGAATACTTGTAGATGGATTATTCGGTAAAACCGGTAATGCAGAAGGTTATTCTTTTGGAATGATGCCGGCTATAAGGTTTGTTGCTGTGGATCCTAAATTAGCTAACGACATAGTGTTATTTGATTACGGCGCTACTTTAAATGATGTTATAGCAGCTGAACTAGCTTTAAAAGAATTAAAAGGAGAGTTTATGCCTTTAGTAAAACAAATTAAAGAAGCTGCTGGTGATAATCTAAATGTTATAAATAAAAATAAAGAAAAGATATCTAAAAATGTAGACCTTAAAAACGCTCGTGCTGAACTAATAGCATCGGCATATAATGAGGTTTCAAACAACCAACCGCCACAAAGATCTAGTGTAGACGCTGTTCACCTTACAAACAAGGTAAATAACATAGATAATATAAATAAGATTAAGAAGAATGCAGGGGCTGTATCTCCTTTAGTAACCCCGGAGATGACTATGGAAGATCAGTTAAGTGTAGTCGATAATCTTAAGCAAGCTAAATTACAGTTTTCTAAATCTAAACCATCACCAAAACCTAAAGGCGCTAGCTTCTGGGATTTTGATGATACGTTAGCTAGAACTAAATCTGGTGTTAGAGCTAAGATACCTAATACAGATGGTACGCCTAAACCTGGTAGAAAAGTTATATTCTTAGCTGGTGGTGCTGGTAGTGGTAAATCTAGTGTAGTTAAAAAAGTAGGTTTACAAAAGCAGGGATATAAATTAGTTAATTCTGATATATCGTTAGAATGGTTAAAGAAAAACCATGGTTTACCAGCTAGCATGAAAGATTATACTAGAGAACAATTAAGTATGCTTGGTAAGTTACAAGGAGAATCTAGACGTATAGCTAAACGTAAAAAAGCTAAATATCAAGGTAATGGTGATGGTGTTATTATTGATGGTACTGGTGCTTCTGTTAATGTAATGAATAAACAAGTTAAAGAATTTAAAGATAAGGGTTACGATGTTGCAATGATGTTTGTTGAGACATCTGAAGATGTTTCTGTTGATAGAAATGCTAAGCGTAAAGAGAGATCATTAAGAGAAGATATAGTTAGAAAGAATCATAAAAAAGTTATGGCTAACAAAGAAGCTTATAGCGAGTTATTTGGCCAAAACTTTAATTTAGTAAACACAGATTCTTTAGCTCTTGAAGATGCTTTACCACAAGATTTTGTTGGTGGAATAAACAATTTTACTAATAGCTACGAGAATAGAAGGTTAGATGCTGAGGAGTTCGCTGCTGAGGGTGCTGATATAGTGGCTCAAGGAGGTACATTTGATTTTGCAGAGTTTGATACGGTTGTTGAAGGAGAGAAAGGACCTATGTTTAATCAAGCTAAAGATAGGGTTGCTAAGTATGGAGACAAGTCTAATTTTGTATTAACAGCTAGACCACACGCGGCACAACCACATATACATGCTTTCTTAAAATCTCAAGGTATAAATATACCAATAGAAAACGTTATAACATTAGAAAACTCTACACCTGAAGCTAAGGCTTTAAAGATAGCAGAAATGATTGGTGATCAAGGATACAATGATATATACTTTGCTGATGATGCTTTAATTAATGTTAATTCGGTTCAAGATGTATTGAACCAGTTTGATATTAAAGGTAAATCACAACAGGCTAAATTACAGTTTAGTAAAGATGCTCCGAAAAAATTAGATAACATTATTTCTGAGGTTAAACCAAGCGTCGATGCTGAGTTTAATCAGATTATGCAAGATGTATTTGGTGTTGGTAAAGAGAGACGTTTCACAGCTGCTAAAGCAAAAGTAAGAGGCGCGAAGGTAGAAAGATTTAAATTCTTTATTCCACCTTCTGCTGAAGATTTTGCTGGTCTATGCTACAGTTTCTTTGGTAAGGGAAAGCAGGGTGATAAACATCACGCGTGGTTTAAAGAGCATTTATTTGATCCATTCTCTAGAGGTATTAGAGCTATAAACATGGCTAAACAAAATTTAGCTAATGATTTTAGTACGTTGAAAAAGATGATGCCAAAGGTTAGAAAGATTCTTAGAAAAGATGTTCCTGGTACAGAATTTTCACATGAGAACGCTGTTAGAGTATACAACTGGAACAAGGCTGGTTATGATATGACCGAATTTGGTTTGTCTAAAACAGATCAAGCCGCGTTGATTAAAGCGGTTGAAAAAAACCCTGATTTACAAGCCTTCGCTGAGAATGTATCAGCTATGGTTAATCACAATGCTGACGGTATTATAGAGCCTACACAGGAATGGTTGGTTGGTAATATAAGATCAGACTTAGATTATTCTTCACAAGCTTCAAGAGAAAACTTTTTAGCAGAATGGAAAGCAAATAAAGATATAATATTTAGCCCTGCTAATTTAAATAAAATTCAAGCGACATTAGGTGATAATTTTAGAGAGGCCTTAGAAGATATGTTGTATGCTATGGAGAATGGTACCAGTAGACCTTACGGTAGTAATAAATTAGTAAATAACTTCATGAACTGGATAAATGGTTCTATTGGTGCTGTTATGAACTTTAACACAAGATCAGGTGTGTTACAAACTCTATCAACAGTTAACTTTATAAATTGGGGTGATAACAATATATTCAAAGCAGCTAAAGCTTTTGGTAATCAAAAACAATTCTGGAGTGACTTCGCAAATATATTTAATTCACCGTACTTAAAACAAAGACGTACCGGTTTAAAACAAGATGTAAATGCTAATGAATTAGCTCAATCTATTAAAGACGCGAAGAACCCAGCGGTTGCTGCTATCGGTTATTTCTTGAAAAAAGGTTTTGTTATTACACAGATAATGGATAGTTTTGCTATATCTATGGGTGGGGCTTCTATGTATAGAAATAGAATAAAGACTTACTTAGAACAGGGTATGACTCAGAAAGATGCAGAGGCTAAAGCTTGGAATGATTTTATGGAAGTATCAGAAGAAACACAGCAGTCTGCTAGACCAGATAGGGTGTCACAACAACAAAGATCCGCTTTGGGTAAATTAGTTTTAGCATTCCAAAACACGCCTATGCAGTATGCTCGTTTAACAAAAAAGGCTATATTAGATTTAGTTAACAATAGAGGTGATGCTAAAACAAACGTATCCAAGATACTGTATTATGGTGCTGCACAAAATTTAATATTTTATAGCCTACAATCAGCTATGTTTGGTTTAATGTTTGGTGGTGATGATGAAGAAGACGAAGAGTTCTTTGATTCTAAAAAAGAAAGAATTGTCAATAGCATGATTGATGGTGTGTTAAGAGGTATGGGAGTTGCTGGTGCTGTTGTTTCCACTGCAAAAAATATGATATTAGAATTCATGGAACAAGAAGGTAAGAGACAACCAGACCACGCTCATACATTAATTGAGATGTTGAACCTATCTCCACCTATAGGTATTAAAGCTAGAAAATTATATGGAGCTACACAGACTTGGGAATATAACGAGGACGTTATAAAAGAAATGGGTTGGGATATAGATAATCCAATATACAGTTCTGTTTTTGGTGTTGTAGAGGCAACAACTAACATACCACTACAGAGGATGTACAGTAAGCTTATGAATGTTAGAGAGGCTATGAATAGTGATCATGAGTTATGGCAAAGAATAGCTATGTTCTTAGGTTGGAGCCAGTGGAATTTAGGTATAAAAAATGAAGAAATAGAACAGGTTAAACAAGAGATAAAGGAACAAAAAACTTTCGCAAGAAAAGAGAAGGCGAGAATAAAAAAGGAAGAACAACAACAAGTTATACAAGACGATATAAACGCCCAAGTTGAGGAAGAAAAGAAACTATTTGAGGAGGGTAAGTTGGACGATCCTAAATGTAATGGTGTTACATCCAAAGGCGGTCGTTGCGGATTATCCGTAGCTAAGCCTGGCGACAAGTGTACTATACATGAAAGTAAGCCTCAAAGAACAGATGGTAAGAAAGTTAGATGTAAAGGTACTAGATCAGATGGAGGACCTTGTGGAATAGATACGTCAAATAAATCAGGTTATTGTTTTTACCACGATTAAACAAATACTATATGAAAAAACTAATAATACTATTACTAATAATAATAACTTCTTGTGCCGCTCCTAAAACTTGTTGCGGACAAATAAATTTTGATCAACTATTGAAATTCTCTACGATATATGCTGCTGGAAGTGGAGGTACTTCTATATCAGATGTAGACGTGTTCTCTATAGAAAACGGACTACAGACATCGAAAATACAAACGCCTTATGATTATAATTTATCATTAGGTATTAGAAAGATAGCAAGATTTGGTTATGAAAATAAGGCTAAAGCTTTTTATGATGGTACTGAAACTAATTATAGTGATGCCGCTACGGTTGGTAAGGTAAGAGGATTAGAGTATTTATTTGAAGTAAACTACGCTAGACAACAAGGTAAAGATTTTATTGATCAACATCATTTTGTTAGATGGAGCTCTGATGATGGTTGTGAAACTGATGTTTGTATAAATTTCTTTGCTTTAAAATTTGAGTATTTAGAAGATGGTTTTGCAGACGTAAGGTATTTTGAAGCATCAGAAAGATATAGGTATAGAAAACATAAACACTTATCTTGGAATATAGGTTTAGCTCATAGATTAGCAGAACCTTATGGTTATGATCCGTTAGCAGAATGGATGTTATCAAATGGTAATTTGCACTATACGTATCTAGCCATACAAGAAGGTTATAATATCGATGTACATAATTCGGTATATTCAGATCCTAATGGTAACGTTGTTGCCACTAGTCCAGAAGTTTGGGAAGCTGTTGTTGTACCAGAAGTATTAGCAAATTATACTGAAAAGAAAAGAGATGAATTAAAAGATGTTATACAACATTCTTTAGTTGTTGGATTTGATTATTATAAATATAATAAAAAGACTTGGTTACACGCTTGGGGTAGTGTTTTACCTTACCATTATAACGATGGTAGCGAGTTCTCATATCACAACTATATAGATGGTGATCAATGGTACGATTACTCTGGTGGACTAATTTATGGTATAAAAGTAAATAAAAGTTTAGGTTACTTTTTTGAAGGAAAATACAACAAATATTGGAATAGAGAGTGGTATGATTTTAAGTGTGGGATAAATTATGTAATCTTTTAAGATATGTACGAGTATAAAATAAAATTAGACAGAGTGGTTGATGGTGATACTGTTGACGCTTATATAGATTTAGGTTTTGATGTTAGTGTAAAAAAACGTATTAGGTTTATGGGTATTAATACTCCAGAATCTAGAACTAGAGACTTAGAAGAAAAAGCTAGAGGTTTAGCTGCTAAAGATAGAGTTAAACAACTACTAGAAGGATGCGATAATATAAAGCTTACTTCTCACGGTGTTGGGAAATATGGTAGATGTTTAGGTGAATTATTTGTAGATGTTGTTGATGGACAGGAAAAAATGACATTAGAAAGTGTCAATGAATTATTAATTAAAGAAGGCCATGCTGTAGAATATCATGGCGGAAAAAGATAAAATTATGAATTGGATAAACTCTTGGAAAGAAGGTAATAAAAAAGAAAAATATAATATAGAAATTAGATTAGGAAAGTTTACTATATTAGAAATGAAATACTGCGCATGTGCGGTAAAGAAGTGTGCTAAATTTAGAATGATGTTATTTAACTTAGGATTTGAAATATAATGGCAAAAGAACTAAATGAAGAAACCGGGTTCACGGTAAGTATAAAAACTTTAATGGGTATTGGCGCTGGAATAACAACTGTTGTTGGTATGTGGTTTGCTTTACAAGCTGATATAGCTGAAGCAAAAGAATTACCACAACCACCAGATCCTGAAGTAACTCGTATGGAGTTTGATATGAAAGATCAAATGATTCGTCAAACTATTATAACTACACAGGAAGACGTGAAGGAGATTAAAAAATCTATAGAAAAAATAGAAGATAAGCTTTATGAATAGTATAAATACTACCATCCTCTTTCTAATACTTTTTACTCAAACCGCGTTTGGTCAAATAAAAGTAATGCAGTTTAATGCTGGTTGGAACAGTGCTAATGATGTTGAGTGGGTAAGGGATTTAAAGGACTGTAAAACTATAGCTTATACAGATATAGGAAAAGATAAAGAAGCACAGACAAAATATAAAATAGCAGTAGTACCAACCATTATAATATTTAAAGATGGAGAAGAAGCCGCTAGGTTTCAAGCAGACCTTAGTTTTAAAATGGTAGCTACAAAAGAAGAGGTACAAGAAGAAATAGATAATCAACTAATGAGTGACTTTTAAATGAAAAAAATATTATTACTATTATTACTACCAATATTTAGTTTTGGACAAACTATAAATAGTTTTCCATGGGTTCATAATTTTGAAAATATAGTAGGTTTAGAACAAGATCCAACTAATGATAGAGATTGGTGGTTAATGCAAGGGCCAACGAGTTCTCAAATGACAGGACCACAAGGAGATCATACCTATGGTAATGGTATATACTACTATGCAGAAGCCTCTACAAATGGTATAGGTTTTCCATATCAAACATTTGTATCATACACACCTACATTTGATATATCACAAACACCAGGTAAAGTATTATCTTTCTGGTATCACATGTATGGTTCAACTATGGGAGATTTGGAAGCGGGTTATATAGATGCTAATGGATATACATCATTAGGTATTATATCTGGTAACCAAGGAGATCAATGGAAGTTTGCTTATTATCCTATAGCTGCTGTAGATTCGTTTAAAGTAGTTTTTATAGCTACAACAGGTAGTTCGTTTTATAGTGATATAGCTATAGATGATATAATGGTTAGTGATCCATTTACAGTTATATACGGTTGTACTGATAATGTTTCTTCTAACTACAACCCATTAGCAACTCATAGCGATGGTAGTTGTATTTATTATTTTGGATGTATAGATCCTACAGCAACTAATTACAATCCTTGGGCTAACGTAGATGATGGTAGTTGTGTACAAGAGGTTTCTTGTGATACAACTCAATCTTTAATTGATGTGGCTATAAAACTAGATAACTGGCCTAGTGAGACATCTTGGGAAGTAATAGCTAATGGTAATGTAATATATTCTGTTCCTTCTGGAACTTATGATTATACACAGACAGGACAAACAATACACACACAAGTTTGTATACCTGTAAGTGATACAATAGTATTCACTATTAACGATACGTATGGTGATGGTATTGGTGGTGGATCTGTAGTTGGTAGTTGCTTAGTAACAAATTTAGATTGTGAAGATACATTGTTTTTATTAAACCCACCAAACTTTGGATATACAGCATCGTCTAATCCTTATGTATCTGACACGTGTAATAATGATACTATAATATATGGGTGTACGACACCTAGCTATATAGAGTATAATCCTCTAGCTACGATTGATGATGGTAGTTGTATGACATTAGCCACTTATGGGTGTGTAGATTCTATGGCTTTTAACTATGATCCTACAGCAGATAGAATGTTACTAACCTCACCTTGTACTTATGATTTAATATTATATGATGATGGTGGTGATTCGTGGGGAGCTTGCTGGTTAGGTGTAGAACAAGGAGATTCTTTATGGCAATTTAAAATAGATCAAAATAATGTATATTCTGATACGTTTGCATTAACACTTAATTCTAATGATGAGGTATATTTTTACTACTTTGAAATACCTACACCTCAACAGAATCCTCAACAGTTAGATATACAAACAATACAAAACTCTTTTAAAGTAGAAAATGATTTTGGAACTATAATATATGAAGGTAATAATCCTTGGCCTGGTCCAAATGAAAATAAATTAAGAAATTATAGAAGCGCTTTAGATATATACGAAGCACAACCTTATTGTGGTAATGAGTGTATACCTGTAGTTATGGGTTGTATGGATACTACTGCTTATAATTATAACGAACTAGCTAATACCAACGATACTTGCTATTATAGTCCTGGTTGTACTAATCCTGGTTATTTGCAATATTACATTCAAGGGTATAATGCTGATATAGATGACGGAAGTTGTTCAACATTAGTAGTTTGGGGTTGTACTGATTCGACTGCATTTAACTATGACCCTTTAGCTAATATTAGTAATGGTGGATGTGTACCAGTAATAACTGGATGTATGCAACCTTTAGCGTTTAACTACAACCCTAATGCAAATACTTCAGACACTTGCATACCTGTAATATATGGCTGTATGAGCTCTATAGCTATAAACTATGATCCACTAGCTAATACAGATGATGGCTCTTGTATAGGTGTTAACTACGGATGTACAGATTCTACTATGTGGAATTATTCCCCAAGTGCTAATGTTGATGACAGTTCTTGTATACCTTATATATACGGCTGTATGGACCCAACAATGTTTAACTACAATCCATTGGCTAACACTGATAATGGAAACTGTATACCATTTGTTTATGGATGTATGGATTCTACTATGTTTAATTACGATCCATTGGCAAATACAGATAACGGAACGTGTATACCATTTATTTATGGGTGTACAAATCCAATAGCATTAAACTATTGTGATAGTTGTAATATAGATGATTTTAGTTGTATACTACCTATATATGGCTGTACAGATAGTACAATGTTTAATTATAACCCTTTAGCAAATGTTGATAATAATAGCTGCGTTCCTTATGTTTATGGCTGTACTGATCCATCGATGCTTAACTATAATCCTCAAGCTAATACAGAAGATTTTAGCTGTATCCCTTATATCTACGGTTGTATGGATTCTACAGCTCTTAACTATGATTCACTTGCCAATACGGATAATGGTTCGTGTATTACGATCGTTACCGGTTGCATGGACCAATCAGCGTATAACTACGATCCACTTGCTAATGTTCACGATAGCATTTCTTGTCTTTACGATGCTGGTTGTATTACTGGTGCGGGTGATCCATATTGGCTTAACGACCCTTGTTACGCTTGGGTTATTTCAGTAGATGATTATTGTTGTGAGAATGAGTGGGATACTATATGCCAATCAACATATAATTATTGTGAGAATAATTGGACTGGTCCAGTATTATCAAGAAACGTAGAGGACAACTTAGTTATATACCCAAACCCAACAGATGGTGAAATTAACATAAATAGAAAAGTTGATGTTAGAGTATACAATATGATGGGGGATGTTATCATGCAGGAATACGGAGTAAGTGTCTTAGATGTCTCCTATTTAACTCCTGGAGTGTATAATATACAAATAACATATAAAAACAAAATAATAAACAAGAAAATAATTAAAAAATAAATTATGGCAACATTAGTACCAACATTAACTTTAGTAAGTACCGACGCTACAAGTGGTGAAACTTTAAACTTGTCCGTAACCGATTCACTAGCATTGGGAGCTAACGATGTTGTGTTAAGTCGAACGTACTCACCAAATGATGTAGATCCAGGTGGAGTTCAGATATTTGACACTAATCTAGGTAAATCTTTTATATATTTAAAAAACAATCACGCATCACTAACGATACATATACAGGCTGCAGCAGATACAGCTGAATCAGCTGCTTGGATGGAGCTAGCGGCTGGTGAGTTCGCATGGTTTCCATGGGCTGGAGTAGTAGATCTTTTCGCTAGTACTGGAGACAATGGAGCGGGGATAGCTACAAATGGTTTAGAGGTAATAATATACGCAGTATAATAATAAATAAAAATTAAAATATGGCAACACTAACACCGACATTAACAATAACAAGTACAGACGCTTATACGGACGCATTAAGTCTTTCTACCACAATTGATTTAACAGTAACAGCTCCTACAGCTGGTATATCAAAAGTGTCATCAGCAGCAGATCCTTTAGGCGCTGGTGCTGGAATACTAATAGCAGAAGCTGATGCTACGGCTACAACTTATGTCTATGTAAAACACTTGGGCTTATTAGCTTCAGATGGTACAACTGCTAGTCACGCTAGCAACGACTTTATTAGATTAAGTAATGCTGACGGAGACCATGATTTTATAAAGCTACAACCAAGCGAGTTTGCTTTCTTCCCGCTTTTAGAATTTGATGGAAGTGATGGTGGTGTTGAACCTGGAGGTTTGAAAGTAGAAGCTGGTTCTGCGGCGGTTATGATCGAGTTTGGATATTGGACTAAAGGATAAAATAATAAAATGATTAAGTGGATAGGGCAGCATATATGGAGTTTCGTATCTAGATTTCGCAATGATGTATACTTAGAAAAGTTAGACACATCTTCAGAGACTAATATACTTGTTGTTGATTCTAATGGGAAGGTAACTAAGAATACTGGGGCTGGAGACGATATGACTTTCCAGCTAGAGGACGATGACGGTACAGAGGTAACTATATCAGACGGTAAAGAGGTTAAGATTATAGGTGCTGGAGGTATAACAACCGACTGGACAGATGTAGATAATGGTACTGATGGTGATCCGTACGATTTAACTATAACAGCATCTGATTTTAGAGTAGCTGGAGATAGTGGTGTAACCGCAATAACACTAGGTGATACTGTTACTATAGCGGGTGGTGATGCTTTAACTTCAGCTATGAGTGGTGATACTTTAACTATTAACCATGATGATACTTCTTCACAGGCTAGTGTGGATAATAGTGGTACAAGTGTTATACAAGATGTTACGCTTGATACGTATGGACACGTTACTGGTTTGGCTACAGTTGAGTTAGATGCTAATACAAATACTACTTATAGTATATCGTGTGTTGATGGCGATAATTCTGATGAAGAAAAAATAAGATTAACTGCTGGTGGTAGTGGTAGTGGTACAGATGATATAGTATTAGAGGCTGGAACAGGGTTGACTATAGCTAGGTCTAGTGATAAGATAACATACGCATTATCAGACGCGACATCAAGCGCTAAAGGGGCTGTTGAGTTAGCTACTAATGCTGAAACAATAACTGGAACATCTACAACTCTTGTTTCTACTCCAGCTGGTGTTAAAGCTCACATTGAGTCTAGAAAAGTACACGAGCTAACAGCTCCAACATCAGCACTGGCTATGAATAGTCAAAAGATTACTGGGTTAGACACACCAACTGCAGATGGTGATGCTGCTACTAAACTATATGCTGATAGATCAGCGAAACAATTACAATTTACATATCACAACTTTACAGCAGATATTGATACAACTAAAACTTACTTAGGTTTAACTGATGCTGATTCAGAAGGAACAACAACAACAGCTATTGATTTACCATTCACAGCTCCATTAGCTGGTAAGTTAATGAGAATATATCTCAAAGCAAATAAAAATTTAACCACACACACATTAACGTGGAGATTAGAAACGCAGGCAGCTGGAGTAACATTTGGTACGGGTCCTAGTGTGGTCGGTACGCAATCAGGAGCTGGGTGTAATACCACTACCATGACAACTTATGATTTTACTTCTAGTTTAGACAGTGGAGATAATATTATAGATGCTGGAGATTCGGTATATCTGTCTATACAAGATGATACTGCTACAGCAAATACAAAATGGTATGTAACTTGTTTGTGGCAGTGGGATTTAAGTTCAATAGGAGCATAATAAAATAAATAAATGGAAAACGGATTATTTAATATATCGAGTGCAACAACAACAACGTTGATAGATACAAATACTACCGGTGGTAGTATAAACTATGTATCTATATGTAATTGTAATCAAGACGAGGACGCGAAGATAAGATTATTTTTAAGTGATGGTACGAATGATAGCTCGATTGTTGAGGATTTAAATATACCTGGTGGAGTAACTTTAGTAATAAAAGATATAGTTGCTTTTAATAATGCTGTTCTAGCTTTGAAGCTACAGACGCAGGGAACAGGTGTAGATGTTAATGTAATAATAGGATAATATGATAAGTGAACACATAAGTTATAAAGAAGGTGTTAGAAGTAACACAGCTACAAGAAAGGGTATAGATAATACTCCAAACGATGAGCAGTTAAGCTGCATGGAGAAGATTGCTGAAGAGGTTTTTGAACCGTTAAGAACTTACGTTGGTGGACCAATAAAGATAAATAGTTTCTTTAGATGTCCAGAGCTTAATAAAGCCATTGGTGGATCTAGTAAATCTCAACATTGCAAAGGTCAAGCTATGGATATAGATGATACTTTTGGTAGATGTACTAATGCTGAGATGTATCATTTCATAAAAGAGAATTTAGATTTTGATCAGATGATATGGGAATTTGGTAATGATGATAATCCTGATTGGGTTCACGTTAGTTATGTGTCATCTGAAGATAATAGAAATAGGTGCTTAAAAGCATATAAAGAAAATGGTAAAACTAAATACATGATAATATGAGTTTTAAAATGAAGGGATTTCCAATGATGGCTAGTACCTCTCCTATGAAGCAGAAGTATGTAAAGCCTATTAATTATTGGTATAAAGTAAATAATAAAAATGTTACTTATGACCAATATAAAGCTGCTTGGAAAGAAGGAGAGAAAGGGTTGCAAACTAATCACCCTGATCCTTTTGGTATAAAAGCTCAACATAAGAAAGATAGGGAAAAACTTAGAAAACCTACCGTGTTAACAGAAGAACAAACAAAAGCAAAAAATTAACAATTATTTAGTGTAATATATATTAGTTCACTATTTTTTTTAGTGATTATTTATGTATGGAAACAAATAAAACAGATCTTAGCCCATTAATATATGTGGTAATTATGATCACTATCTTTGTGATAGCAATATAAAAAAAAGGGAGTAACTTTCGTTACCCCCTTTATTATTTTAAACAGGTACGGAGCTCTTTTGTTCTTGAACTTCTAACCTTATTTCCTGAGCAATCTTTTTAACTTCCTGCATTGCTTTTCTAACCCGCGTTCCTGCGGAATTATTACCGTTAACAAACTTATCGGCATCAATTGTTGAGTTTACTATGATTTGCTCTAATCGTTTATACGATTCGTAAATTGGATTATCTTCCATAATTTAATTTAATTTAAGTTAATATATTTAATTACTTTTTAACGAAGAAAGACATTACAATAACTAACAATACTAAACCAACAAATCCTCCATTTGCGAAGTCATTAATTAGACTAGTTAAATTAGCAATAACGTCCATACCGAATACATTGGTACCTGTTAACACGTACCACATAATCGTTACAGGAAAGATAGCCATCATAATAGCCATTAATCCTCCTAAAAATCCTGTTAAATAATTCATTACTTTTTCCATTTTTATTTTCTTTTAGTTAATAATTAAAATTTGTACGATACACTTAAGTTTAAAGAGCCTTCTCTATTACCATCTGCATCTTCTTTAAGAGGCATTGTGTAATTTGGATCAACATATAAGTTATTCCAAACTTTAAAAGAATATCCTAAACCAAGTTCTACTTTATCCATTAATTCAGCATCGGAATCAGCATCGTAATTATATACGCATGTACCCCAAACTCCATTCATTAACGCATAACGACCTACAACTTCGTATTTATCTTCACCATCTAAAGTAAGACCAACCATAAGTTTGTCATTTACTAGATAACCAACTCCGATTTTATCTGTAGCATTGTAAGTTGTTTCTCCAGCTTCATCTTCTGTAGATGTAATTGTAGTCATAACTTGATACTGAGCAGAAGCAATCATAGTTGAGAAAGCTAAGGCCATTGTTAAAAATAATTTGTTCATAATAATTGTTTTAGTTATAAGCTTGTTATTTCGCAAGATCCACCGGCACAAGCTAATTCACCAGATAGATCAGTATTATCAGTCTCTTCCATTACATGTGTTAAATTTACTTCATGTAAAGATTTAACTAATTCCTCAAACTTCTCTTTAGTTATATCTTCAAAAGGAGCTTGAGTATAAGTTCCACCGTCGTAAGGTAGAACTGATAGACCGTTATAACAGTCTCTGTTTTTCCACATCCACTCACCAGCTTTATCCCACTCATCTTCTTTCAAGCTTATTGTTGCAGATACATTGTGAGTATTTGATCCAGATCTATGACCTGGTTTAACCCATTCGGTTGCAACTGTTTTAACTCGTTTTAATAAGTCAAAAGCAGATTCAGTTCTTAATATAGAACCTTTAGGTGCTGATTGTGGTATTTCAATAACAGCGGTGTCATGAGGTCTAAAGTATTCATCTTTTATCAAATCTTTATGATAAGCTAAAAGATAATTATATATAGACTCGTTCTTTCCTACACGTAGTCTACGTATATAATAATCGTTATGCCAAGCGTGTATACCAGAAGAAGTACCTAATACTAGAGATGTAGTCCCTGCAGGCTTTACGCAAGTAGTTCTAGCTGCTTTATTAATACCTATTAATTTAGCTATTCTAGTATTTTCACGTTTAACAACGCTTGCGGCTTTCTTCATATCTAACTTCAATACTTTTTTTGAAGCGATACCAGTCATTGACACTCCTATAAGAGCATCTTTTTCTGTAGTCTCTTGCCATATTTCTCTTAGATAGTGGAATTCCGTATAACCTGCTTGAAGCGTTCCAATGAAGGCTGCTGCTTTTACGCGTTCGTTCAAATCTTCTTGGTCTGTGACGTCACTTACATTAACTTCACACAGGTTACAGAACTGATACGGCCTTAACGCAATTTCACAACATGGATTAGTTCCCCAATCTTTATCGTGGTTAAAATATATGCCAGGCTCGCCAGCTCCGGATAATTCAATACGTTTCCACAAATCTAAGAAAAACTTCTTTGTTATTTTGTGTCTCATTAATACGGCAGAGTTATTAGCTCTACCTCTTTGAGGGTTTTGTTCCCACCAATTTCCTGATTTACAGGATATCATTTCTTCGTCGTACGCCGAGAATAACGATATGAGGGCGGCACGTCGAATTCCCCCAGCCAATACAGCATCCGCAATATGGCAGACGATGTCATGGACTTCCAACGTGGACAGTTTCGTTCCATCTTTTTTCGCATATAATATTCCTTTAATTTTTACTAAACATTCTTTAAGAGGTTGTGGTCCTGGAGCTTTACCACCAGAAGTCACGAGACGTGCTCCCTTAGGTCTAATATCAGAATAATCAAACTTTATCTTAGATTGTCTCTTTTGACCTAGATAAGACTTGATTAATACCTTTACCGCGTCTGACCAACCTTCTATACTATCACCGATAACAAAACGTCTAGTTCTTCCTTCAAAAGGTTTAGTTATATGCGGTAGCTTGTCTACATGGTGCTTTTGTACAGAGTACCCGACACCACAACCCGATAACAGTAGAAACATAGTTTCACTGAACGAGTCAACGTGATCTATCGGTAGATAGCTACAATTATATAATCTATTTGGTGAAATTTCAATTGGTTTACCAGAAAATTGAAGTGAGCGCATTGATGGTAGAACTTTTTTCTTATAGACAAATCTATAGTTCTCCTCAATCGCATTGTATAGCTCGGGATACCTCTTTTGATGCATTTCCTTGTTTCTGGTTACAAGTTCTTCCCAAGTTTCTCGTCGATTTAATTCCGGAATGTATTTAGCATACTTCATGTATACTGTAATGTCCGAAAGTATTTTTTGATTTAATTCGTTCATTTGCTCAATATTAAATTAATTACTTCGTCACATTCCTTCTGATTCTGAGGTTTATATAAGGTTACATGTTTCATATGTTTATTAATGTAATTTTTAAACATTTTCCAACGTAATGGGAAGCTTTCGTTTGCTCTACCTTTACATTCTATTATAAATGAGGTACTTACGAAATCAGGTGTATATTTTATAGGTAATATCTTTTTACAACCTCTATTTACCATTTCACCTTTACCGTTGCTTTGTCTTTCGTATGATCTATTATCAAACATAAACCCTTCTTGTAGTATATATGTTTGCCCTTCGTATTTAGCTTTGATCTTAGCTTTTTTAAGAGCCATATACATATACTTCTCTAAACCAGAAGCGAATTGGATCCCGTCAAAAGTAACTTTTTTACTTCTAACAGGACCTCTTTTTCTTTTAATCTTTCTTTTCATAGTGTCTTTTTACAAATTCAGGGTACGTGTAGTTATCCTCCAACTCTTCACGTGCTGTCTGTATATATAACACAGCATCCATAAGTTCTTCTTGTATATCTTGTAGATATTTTAAAAGGCCTTTTAGTTTGGTTGTACGTTCTTGATGTAATGTGGTTCCGTATTTTTTAAAGCCAACGTCTGACCTAGATACGAATTTATCTACGACTCTTTCAACCACAGGGTCTCTAAATTTAATTTCTTTTTTATTCATCTTTTTTAAATGTTCCGTTATCCATTTTACCTTTTCTATTTTTAATTTCGTTATAAGCTCTAGCAGTACATTCTTCAATTGGTGTATTTACTAGTTCAGCTAGGTTTGTTAATACAACCACGCAATCACCTATACCATCGATAATATCTTCATGATTACCTTTAAGTATTGCTCTAGATGTTTCGCCAACTTCTTCAACTAATTTTAAAGCTTGAGTTTTAGGATCACCTTTATCATATAATCCTCTTTGTTTAGCCCAGTCTCTAATTAAATCAAACTGAGATGGGTTTAAACAATCTTCTCTGTCACACGTTTCTCTAACGCCTGTTGGGTATAAAGCCCCAGTTTTAGTTTTACCATTGTATTGGTCTCTCCAATGTAAGTGTGCTAGTTCATGGGCATCATTATTTTCAAAGTATCTAGCGAAAGCTTTATTATATATATAGCATCTATTTTTATTATACATAGATTCTTTAGCATTAAGCATTATCCAGTCCACAGATTTATTTGTAATAGCACAATCTCCGTGTTCTGTTTCCCAACGCAAACCCATATTATCCATTAATTGCCCTTTGAGTTTATTTACAGGACATGGAAATGTTGTTGTTTGTTCTGTTACGTTTATTTTCATTTTATTACATTTTAATTTATTATAAGGTACCTCGTCGACTCTGTAACCGTGGAATTTTTGTAGATATAATTCTTGTTCAGATATATACTTTATATTATCTGACTTCATTATTATATCATACTCATCAGGTCCATAGCCTTGTTGTTGTTCAACTCTATATTTTACATCGCGAGTTACACCGATCTTTTTTCCTGGTATGTGATATAAGTAGTATGTCATAATCCTAGTTTGTCGTTATAAATATGTAAGTTATGTGCGAAGTGGTAATACGTACCCATATCTAATTTTGTTTCTTTACAGATTAATTCTTGTAGTTTAGAAAATTGATATTGGTCATTACAAAAACCATACCACAAGTCGTTGCTACGCATCGTTACACACATGTTTAAATAATTATTTACATTAGTAAACTGTATAGCGTAAGTACATGGTGTATCATGTGTAAATTTATCATGCTCTTTACCGTCATAGATAGATATACAAGCATGTCTAGTAAACATGTCTTTCTTAAGTTTATCTATTACATAACCTATTTGATCGTTACGTTGCCATTGATAACCATAATTAGAATTTACATTACCTTCACCATCAGCCATATGCTTCCATATCTCAGGAACCTTGCCGTATATATCACCTAATTTTTTAATGTTTCTATCACCAGATAAATACCACTGCCATTCAGCTTCAGCGTAGTCTAATTTCCAATTACGCTTTTCGTCAGTAATTATTCTCTGTTCTGGTCTATGTAGCGTAAACCCTATATTGAAGAAGGTTCTTGTGTCTGCAAATTTAGTACCGTATTTACTTATCACATCATAAAAGTAAACGAAAGCGTCATTAGCATTCCAGAAATTATTTGTTATATTTGTCATAATAGTATTTATAATATTCGTACATTTTTTTATAAGCATCTTTTGCTGTATAGATTTTAGGATCAACATGGGTGTTACCGTTTATCCTTATTTCAACTAACCACTGCGTTGGTAAGCCATCCCAATTAGGAGATACACAAATAGATATATCGTTTCTTAAACACCAACCAGCGTGTTTCATATCATCAGCAGTATAAGGATGCGCGCCAGGACTTCTACCAGTTTTTTTCTTAGTGTGGTAACCCATTATTCCCAGGGTAGATTATCTTCTTGACTTACTACTGGTTCGTCAGGTACAAATGTACCAGAGTTACGTTCCCAAGTAAAGAAAGCTTCAGCTCCATTTTCACCTAGATTCTGGAATTTAACCTTAAGTACTTTAACCTTAGTGTTTTTCTTCTCATAATCCCTGTGAACTAAAAGCCCATGGTAACTAGCATCGTACCATTCACCACCACCTTTAATGTTATACATGGTTGGCTCTTCAATCTTACCGTCTTGTCCTTTATACATTTTCGTAGGATGCGCAACGATAAACGTTAATACATCATATTTTTTGCAAAACGTTTCAATCTTAGCCAAATAATCCATTGTATAACGATTAACGTCATCTGAGACTGCGTTTGTGTCCCTGATCTTATTAAATGGATCAATAACAAGACATTTAATGCCCTTACGTTTAACAAGTTCTGCTCCTTTTCTTAATACAGATTCTAAACTATATTTATCCATATCAATAAAGAAATAATTGTCATTAACATGATCTGTTACTTGTTGCCATTTGTTACTTCCTATATCACCAACCCTTGGCATGTCTTGCCACGTCTTACGCATTAACTTGTGAGCGTGGAGATATACCGGTTGATTTTCTGGACTAGCGAACGCAGTTTTCCAACCATAGTTATTATTGTAACCAACAACCATTTGATCAACAAAGTCAGACTTACCGCTACTAGGGATACCAGTAACAGTAATAAACTGCCCAGTATAAGTAGAAAAAATCTGATCGAAGTTATTAAGTCCAATTTGATAACCGGGTTTAAAACCGTTTTTAACAAAGTCTCTAAGCTCATCTTCTACGTCTTTTAAAGTTGATACATTTTCTAATGGTACAGGTCTAGCATTATGTATAGCATTTTTCAATGCATCAGTACCATGTTCTAATAAGAAATCATTTGCGTCTTTAAGTCCATTAAAATCTACAAGATAACAAACTTCTGCTCCTAAACGTCTAACTAATTCCTTACTTAACATCTGACCTGGTTCGTCTTGATCTACAGCTAATATAATCCTAGTTTTATCATCAAAATAATCAATACAATTATCTAGATAGTCTAGGTTATTATTATTTAACGTGGCTCCGTTAGGTACTGATATTGCGTTTGGTATTCCAGCTTCATGTAATGCTAATACATCCATTTCGCCTTCAGTTATCACGCAAGTGTCATATCCAACAATACTATCGATATTATAAAATACTTTTTCAGCTCCTTTGTAGAGCTTAAAGTTTTTTCTACCATCTCTATATTTAACATTAATGAGTTGTCCACCCATATAATAGTTAAATTGAATAGTATTCTCTTTCTTCCCTGTCTGAGGCATAAATTCAGAACCTTCACCAACATTTAAATCTGTTAATGCTTGTTTTGATATACCTCTTGTTTTAAACCACTCTTCAACCTTAGTTCCAGTCTTTTTATATTTGACTTCGGGTCTAACATAAACTCTTTCGCTAGCACCTTTACGTTGGTAAGTGTGCATTTGAAATGTGGTGTTACAATTATGACAGGTACCGAGACCACGTTCCCAATCATAAGAAGCACATTGTGCTTTCTGATTCTTAGGTTTCCTAGTATGTGAACACAGAGGACAAATCCCCTGCGTTGCACCTTCTTTTAGGCTGTGTTGATTGAACTGGTCAATCACGAATCCATTGATCTCTTCTCTATTCATATATTAAAACGGTAAATCTGCAGCTGGTGCTTGTGGAGCTGGTTGAGCTGGAGCGTTATCTCTTGGAGCTGGTTCAACATTATTACCGTTTGTCCAAACAACTTTAACGTTACCTAAATAAGTCTTAGCTGCTTTAGCATCACGTTCTTCTTTTGTTTGGTCTACAACTACTGGTCCTTGATTACCGAACTGGTCTAGTTCATCATTAAGGGTAATTGTAATGGGAAGATACTTCCCTTTTTTACCTTGGATAATTTTATCCTTAGGTACATTTGTCAAGTTAATACTTGCTTTAATAATACTTGCCATAATTAATTTTTTATTAAGTTAACTAATTCTCTTACTTTCTCTACACTTGCTCCAGTAACTCTTCTAAAGTTATCGAAGGCTTTATGGTATGGATGCAATCCATCTGGTGAGTTGTTGTTCATATAGAAGTTCTCTCCATTAGCATCAAATCTTCTACCAGATATTGTACATACCTTACCATATTCTCTAATGTCTTTATTTTTTGTCATATGATTTGATTAAAGTGTTTTACTTATGAAATACTGTTTAGGATCAAAGTCCTTGGTCTTGTAAAACAAGTCATAAGCTTCACTTGCTCTACGCACCTTATCTTCCCCACGTTCATAAAACTCAGGTGAACAATCAAACATACCTAATTTATGTGTGGCTTTATCAATAACTATAAACAGAAACTCATATCCAAATAACTTACTATAAATATAAGCTTGTGAATCATAGTTAAATTTAGACGCTGACCAT